CTCACACTTCTACACCCATCTACATTTGAAATACCACACCCCTCTTTAGACACCTCTACATTCACTCTTACACTTACACTTAAATTTACTTTACTTTACTTTACTTTACTTTACTTTATACATTTAGCCACTTTTGAAAAAGTGGCGCAAAACGGCCCTTCGGGGAAGAAATTCTAATGCTTTTTATAATATTTATTTATAGAAATAATATAAAATGAAAATAACAAGAAAATCAACAAGAAAATCAACAAAAACATTGAAAAACAAAGATAAAAAATACAAGGGCGGAAAATGGTCATTAAAATATAAACGAAGTATTGATTGTAAACATCCTCATGGATTCTCTCAAAAACAACATTGTAAATATGGGAGACACTAAAACGGGGATGTGAAGACAATATTATTTAATATATTTTTAATTTTTTTATTATGTTCTAGACATTCATTATTTTGTTTTTGTTTTTGTTTTTGTTTGATATTTTTTATAGATATTTCTATCAACTCTTTTTTAATGAAATCAGAATTATGTATTATTCTTTCATTGTCAATTTTCTCTCCCCTTCTCAATTGATTAATTACCTCTCTTCGTTTTTTAAAACAAAATTTACATAAACAACCATTATCCATATAATGGTTGCTTTGTATAAAATTATTGTAATATATATTTTCAATCGATAATTTTAAATAAAAATCATATTCTATTTTTGTATAAGGTATCATTAAATGATTATCTATTTTTCCAATCCATTTATTCAAATATACCTTTCTTTCATCTTCCTTATAGTAATATTTTAATAAAGACGATTCATCTAATAATGAATAATAGGAATAAGGTAATCGATATGTTTCTTTAAAAGTTGTATAAACCTCGCCAATGGATTTATTTCTTGTTTCATAATCCTTAATAACTATTATTTCTGTCTTGAATATTTCAGAAAGAATATGTGACCAAGAATCGATATCAATCATACGTAATTTAATATACTTTATACCATTTTCTTCCACGAATAAATATTTTTTTTGAAAATCAAATGTATCTGGTACAGTTATCTTATATTTTTCCATAAAATAATCATCATTTGCAATAAATGGATAAACAGAATTAAATCGGTCTATTATTTTTTGGATAGGATATTTCTTTAAATTTTCATCTGTATTATTAAAATGAAGCGATGATAAATGTTCAAAATATTCGGATATTTTTCTTTCAATTGGATTTCTGAAAACATCAATGACATAAATATTTTTTCCTAATTCTTTGTTGTAATGAATAATGTCCAAGACCGTTATTCCGTGAATATTCATATGAATAAGATTACCTAACATTTTTTCATCATGAATATGAATAATATTAAACTTATGACATAAAAATAATCTCAAAGAAGAGACTAAAGAAGTAGATGCTACTTTTGGTGGTGCATAAATGAAAATAATATTATTATTTACGTTTGGATTGTTTACATTTTTAAAAAGTTTCTCATTGATTTTTTTCAATAATTCATTTTTATTTTCTGTATCGATATTTACTTCCATTTTATTATAAAAAATATTAAAAATAATTATATTTATCCTATTTCTAAGATAAATATAGTTGGTTAAATTTATTATTGGTTTCATAAATATAGTTTATAGTATATAATACTTACCTTTATCTGTTTTAAAATATTTACTTTACTTCTTTATCTTTTTATAATTATTTATGCTTCTAAGCAGATGCCTTTACAGGTTTTCTTTTCCCTTTGGTAATTAACGACCAATCTTTATCATCGGATTCAGATTTTACATTGGTTCTTCTTGGTTTTAAAGGTTGAGAATCTTTGGTTAACCTTGGAGGAGGGGGTCCGGATGGTTCTTTGAATTCACCTTCGACAGATTTGTAATTGGTTCTTGCTAATTTCATTTCATAAATGGTTTCACACATTAATTTACCACCTTTAATTCCAGTAACGTTGACCGCTTGGAATTCATGTTGGCCTCCTTGGGTTGTTGAAAGAACAAACTCTACATATTCACCTTGAACTAAATATTTATATTGTTGTTCATTGACACCAATACAACTATGATGAACGAATATTTCTTTTCCTACTTCATCCCCATCAATTAAAGAAATAAACCCATAACCGGCTTTGTTATTAAACCATTTTACACATCCGATCATTTTTTCCGAGTTGGAAGCACTTATTACTGCATCGTTTGTTGACATAGTATTATAATATAAGGGGCGAATGTCTTTATATTGTTTTCGAGGAGAATTGAAATTATTTCGAGCCATAATTATTAAATACAGACGCGTTTACGGCATACATGGCGTTTACTTCAGGTGATGTATAATTGTCATTCGCATTATCATCAAAGTATTTACATAGTGCACAATTTGCAATAATGGAGATATTTTGATAATTATATCTTGTGTCGATATCATTTGTTGCTGTAATTCTATTATTTGATGGATCATAAGTAACGGTTCCATAATTATTATAACTTGAATCATACAAGGTAAAAACACCGCTTACATCTTGTGATTCTTCTAAAAGTGTTTGTACAAAATTATAGCCATAACCAGAACCAGTACTATTTATATAAGTACCAGGAATCTTTACTGTATTTGATTGTCCTTCAATAGGTATATAATTAATTGCAGTTAGTGTTTCACCATAAGTTGTATTTGTAAGGTCTCCGAAAACACTTATAAATCCATTAAAATTACCACTTGTATCAACATTTTTAGAAATCCTACATTCATAAAGAACATCACTTGTATGAGTAACTACATCTTGTGTATAAGAAAGATAATCATCCTTATTATAAGATGAGTCTTGTCCTGCAGTATAACCTTGACTGGTATAAGTATAAGTATTACTACTAGTATCTGTTAATAAAGCGTAAACAAGTCCTTCTGAATTCGCAGAAATATCAACGGTTAAACGATAAGACATTTTTATAATATAACAAAAGATTATAAAAAATACGAAAAAAATGATTGTTTTACAATAAATCCGGAAACATGTTCTTATATTTTTCGTAAAAGGGGCGTTGTTTGAATTCCAGTTTTCGAACGCACTTCAACATTTCGATCAATATTGAGGGGATTTCTGGATCTTTGTCTAAAAGATCCGTTTTTTGTTTCATCATTTCTTCTCTCGACATATTTGGTGGATAAGTCCAAGGTAAATTTCCTCCCAAGTATAAAAACAAAAGAGTATATACTAAACTCTCCAAGTCATCTCTTCGACTAAGTTCTAAAAGTTGATGTGCATTCAAACTTGCGAAATTGGGGGTACCAATCATTGCGTTCGTTTTTCGCATCTGGATGTGTTCATTTGTCTCGGATTGAAGATACGTTTTACAAACGCCAAAATCAATGAGATAGATTTGGTCGATGCCTTTGGTCGGGTGAAGTAGGAAGTTATCGGGTTTCAGGTCGCGATGAATCATTCCCTTGTCGTGAATTCCTTCTAAAATATCGATGATTTGAATCCCTATTTTAAAAATAGATGAGAGAGAAAGTTTTCCTTCATTTTTTATAATGTCTGTTAAAGAAGGTCCTAATAAATCAATGACCATATAATTCGCATTGGAATCCGTACCGAACCATCGTATACTCGGGATTCCTGGACATCCATTTAAATATTGATAGACGCGCGTTTCATTTTTCAATGATTTTTGTTCGCTAATATTGGGTTCTATTTTAATGGCAACTTTTTCTCTCGTGCGTATATTCGAACCTTGATAAATGGAACCAAAAGCACCATTTCCCAATTTTTGTTCCAATTGATATTTATTTGCAATCATTCAAGATTTGATACTCTAAATGAATATGGGAAATCGTTTTTAGATACTATTATCATTTGATTTCATTTTAAAATAAATTTATAAAATTGAAAACGTTTTCTCTCTTTGAACATTGAACAAAGAGAGAAAAACAAAAGAAACAATGAAGGTCGAAGAAAAATACATTGAATGTCTGGATCGAAATGTCGTGTTTTATATTGGAAAGAACGCCAAAGATAATTTCAAAGTCATTGATATGGGAGAGCCAGATGATTTATGGTTTCATGTAAAGGGAGAAACCTCATGTCACGTCATTGCACTGATTTCACATATCCCGGATTTGGAAAAAGAGGAAATGAAAATCATTATTGAAGAGGGGTCTTTATTATGTAAAGAAAACACTTTTAAAGTGGCTTCTTTAAAAAATGTGGCGATTGATTACACCTTTTTAAAAAATATTAAAAAAACGAAAATTCTTGGATCAGTGTTGACCCAGAATTTAAAAACCTTTGTTTGTTAAAGAAAGATTTATTTACTTTTTATTTTTAGAAAATTTCCAAGAAAGAGGATTTAAATAATGCCAAATACTTTTTTTTGATTCTTTTACTTCTTTTACTTCTTTTACTGGTTCTGATTCCTTGGACAATTCCACTTCTTTTAAAGGTTCTGTTTCTTTTACTTGTTCTGATTCTAAATTTGATTTTGTCTCTACGTCTTTTAAACATTCACAATCACCATTCGAATCACTTAACGTTTCAACCAAACTTTTATTGTTTGTTTCTTCGATGTTAGAGATGGATTCAAATAAAGATTCGTGTTGTTCATTCATCATTTCTTTAAACCGATGAATATTTGAAATGGGACAATCCTCCACGGGAGGATTGCCTTTCAATTCATTTATCGGTAACAGTTGCCCTTCCATATTTTTTGGGACGCTTTCAAGCGTCCCATTATAAATATTCAAGGGTGTAAAGTTAGATAGTTGTTCTTGATTTTCGGTTTCCATTACTTATTTATAATTATTCAAAGAAAATAATTCTAAGTATTTTTTTATGTTATCTATTTATTTCAAACAAACAAAGAAACAAACAAAATCTTTTACAAATAAAGGGATTGATTCGTAACTACATATTTAAGTGTCAAAGAAGGTATTTGTCTTAAATTGCTCAAGAAATCGATATCTCCAATGAGTTCTGCAACTTTTTCCATTTCTGCTGAAATATTATTGATTTTCAACAAAGCCTTGACAAATTCACCTAAAAATATTTCCTTTTCTTTCGCCATGGTTTGTAATAGGAATTTACAATCCTCTACATTTGCACAATCACACCATTTCTCAACATATCCAAGTAAATCATAATGACAATCATAATTGGTTCCAGTATCCAGCATCTTTTCACATTCAATCTTTTGATAATCTTGGTACATTTTATTTATTTCTGACAAAATCGTTTTTACCTTTTCATCTTCCGACAAAGGTTGAATTGAACGCAAATCTTCCGAAACGGTTATATTCGTAAAACAACTAAAGACAGTAACCAATTGTTTCGGTTGAAGGTTTCTTAACTCCCTATTCTGGATTCCTAATAATCTAGAAAAGGTCAAGCAATGAACTTCATGTAAATAAGTAGCGATTTTTCCTTGGATTGTCAAAGAGTAATTTGGTTCTTCTACTTCTCCTTCTAGTACTACTTTTTCACAAAGAGAAACAAATCCCTGTTTTTCCAGCAAATCCAAAATAACTTGAATGTTTTCACTCGTATCATTTTCAATATATTTTATTTGATTTAAAATGTTTTGCAATTCCGCACATTTTTCATTATATTTGATCACCGTTAGTTGTTCTGTTAAAATAAAATTATAAAGGTCTTTGATTTTATCAATCACTCGATCAATTTCTTTACGTTTTTTATTTACTGACTTTTCACGATTTTTATTCAATTCAATAAATTCATTCAAAATTGGTAAGGGAGTTCTCAAGTTTTTCAAAGTAGAATCAAAATTATGTAATTCCGATTCAAGAACTGTTTTTTTCAAAACGAGTTCATTCAATTGATTATCGATTTTATTGGTAATCATACTTTTCCTTACAAAATTCAAAAAATCAGTATGTCCCGTATCCAGTAAATTCAAAAGAAGGGGATAAGAGACTTTGAATTTCGACACTAAGGTTTGCGGTTTTCCTTTCATCATATTTTTATAACTAATCGAATCAATGGGACGAAAGATATTATTCAAATGAATGACATGACCAATCGTATCCATTCCACGTCTTCCAGCACGTCCAGCCATTTGAGTGTATTCATGAGAATATAAAACACGTTCCGATTTCCCATCAAATTTGGTAACATCCGTAAAAATAACGGTTTTGGTAGGCATATTGATTCCGACGGCAAAAGTCTCCGTGCAAAAAACGATTTTTACAAATCCTTTCGCATAAAGCAGTTCTACCATTTCCCTTAAAATTGGCATCACTCCAGCATGATGAATTGCAATCCCCTTTTCTAAAAGGGATACCATCGATTGATATTCAGGTAATTGTAAATATTCCTGATAATTCGGTAATTTACGAATGATTTGTTCACATTCTCGACGTACAATATAAGGCACTTTTGAATCAAATTCCAATAAATTCGTGGTTATTTCTTTGGCATAAGTCTCTAATAATTTTCGCGATAAAACAAAACATAATGCTGGAAGCATTTCCTTTTCTACCAAATATTTCAACACTTGATTCAAGACAAAACCGCGTTTCATACGCACCTCCTTTTTATCAAATAAATCCATCGTCTTTTTCATTTGTAGATAATTCGGTTCATTGAAAATCCCTTTTTCATCTTGCAATACAAAGGGTTTATTCGTCGCTTTTTTTATTTCTTCTTGAACGGCCTTATCTTTAATCACTTTAAAAATGGCATTCGTAGAAGTAAGAAACGTGTAATGTACAAGTGGAACAACACGTTCATGTGTAGTTGTTAAGTATACTTTCTTCTCTCTTTTCTCATCACGATTCTCACACCATAAAGCGAATTTTTCGGGTTGATCCAAGGTGGCCGAAAGCATGACCATTTGAACGTGGAAAGGTAACATCATGATCGTTTCTTCCCATACTTTACCTCGTTCCGAATCATTGATGTAATGTACTTCATCAAAAATGACACACGCCAATTCTTTGTCGATATCCATGTCGAACATTAAAAGATTCGAAGGTGTTGGAGTTTCTGTGAAATCAACCGTTTTTCTACGATAAAGTGTATTTTGCAAAATTTCGGTTGTCATAATCAATACATCTGCTTCCGGATTAAATTTAATATCTCCCGTTAAAATCCCAAATGAAATATGCGGATATTTTTGTGTAAATTCATAGAATTTTTGATTGGATAATGCTTTAATGGGTGCGGTATAAATCACTTTTTTCCCTTTTCCAACGAAATATTCAATCGCAAATTCACCAGGTAATGTTTTGCCTGAACCAGTATGCGCAGTTACTAAAATATGGTCCCCCTCAACAATCGCTTCAATCGCATATTTTTGAAAACTACTCAAGGGAAAAGAATAATTTGTAAAATGGGCTTCATATTTTTCTTCTTGTTGATTTGGGTATTGATTCGGACATATTTTTACCATTTTTTCTTAACGTAATGTCATGAGAAATGTTTATATCGTTTGTCTATTTTATTTATCCAAAAGTTGTAAGCGAATCTTCTTTTTGAAACTCTCTTCATCGTCAAAGAGATAGATTTGGAAAAGACATTTGGTATATTCTTCGAATCGACGGGAAGTTACTATTTTTGAAACGATTTTTAAATCCATCAAATAAACTTCATAAGAATACAACTCCATACCTAAATTTTTCTCTCGTTCTTCTCGATGAAAAACATATCCTTCATATTTCTTTTCTAAAGTAGCAGGATGATTTGTGCATAGTTCCAATAAAGTACATTGATTTTGAACACGACGTATATTCTTCATTTTCTCGTTGACTTGGTCAAGGTTCATTAACCAATTTTTATAAAAAACGATTGCTTCCTTCGATAAAGAAATCATTCCCAGATTTTCCTGCAACTGAATCATATTCAATAAATCCACTAATCTTCGAATAGGACTCGTAATATGAATATAGGTATCTAATCCTAACGCATGATGAGAGAGAACTTCTGCTGTATTCTCTCCATTCACATATTTTCCGACAAAGAGTTCGTTGGGAATTGTGGGAATATTTTCTTGGGTAATGGGGGAAACTTTAGAAGAAATGGTGGAACGAAAAATGCCGGTTTTAAAAGGGAGGAATTGTTTGGAACATTCGTGATTCATCCACATCATAAGATATTCTACTACGTCGTGACTATCCTTGATTTTTGTGAGATATTGCGGTTTTTTTTCTTGACAAAGTTGATTCGTAATATCGAATAAAAGATGATAATTCAGATTTTTTAATAGAGATGGTTCTTCATACACGAAATTCTTATAAACTTTGATAAGTGTATTTTTAAAGGTTATTTCTTTTACGTTCAAGGTAGTTTGCATATCTTTTTCTTTTTCTTTTTCTTTTTCTTTTTCTTTTTCTACGAATTCAATCAAAATATCCATGGTAAACGCTACTCTAACAGTTTTCTCTCGTAAACTACAAAGATGATCACCTAACAATGACGGAATCATCGAACGTTTTTTATCGGGAAGATAAATGGTTGAAATACGTTCACCAAACGATTGCCATAATTGAAGCGCATCTAATAAAATGGGAACATTGGAAATATAAATGCTTAATCGAAAATTTGTCATGGTTTCTTGCGTTTGTGAAATCTTTTGGATACTAAACGCATCATCAAAATCAACGCTTCCTTTTGGGTCAATTGTAAAAACACTCGTATTCGACGTACGATCTTCCAAAGAATTCGGGTATTTTTCTTGAATGAATTCGAATAATTCTTTGTTTTCTTCCGTTATTTTTTTCACCGCTTTAGCAGTATCTTTCTCAAATTTATTGATGGAGATATGTAGATTTTTACAATAAAGTTGATATTCGTAAAAATTCGATAATTCATTGACTGGACCAATCGTTTGTAAAAGAATGCCGTGAGGATGTTTATCTTCCCAATGGTCATACTTGAAAATAACGTATAAATTAGGAAATAATTTGGAAAATCCCATGGTTTTCATTTCATATGGGACTAAAAAAGATGGTAAAAAAGGATCATTCGGAATACATTTATATAACAATTTATCGTGTTTTTTCATTGACTGCGAGGAATTCTTTCTTCCATACGTTTTATTTCCGGCCAAGATAAGAATGCCTGCAAAAAATGATTTCTCTCGCATTGGTGATTTTATAATGAATGATTCATCTGATTCTAAAGTAAAAGTATCATGATGGAACAGTTTATGAAGGATGGGATCCATGATTTCAAGTCTTTTTTTGGAATCCTCGCAAGAAGTAATTTCATATTTTTCATATTTTCGATCAAATATTTGAATAGTGAATGTATTCATAAATAATCAAATTGGCTTATATATGAATTGTAAATAATCTTTATGTTTTTTATTTTTATTCCTTGTTTTTCTAATACCTTCTTTTTTTGGTTTTTGTAGTTAAACTTGTAGCAAAACGAAGACTCTTTTTCACCTTTTTTATTTTCGATAAATTTTGTTGCGAGGTAATATCTTTGGCTCGATATCTTTTTCTATCCTTAATTAAATCTGTATCTGGTACTTCATCTCGTTCTCGACGCTTGATTATTTTTTTTGTTTCTTCTTTCTCGACTTCGTATTGTTCTTCTTCCCTCTCATTTTCATCATCATTGTCATTTATTTGAAACCAAGAACTTAAATATTGAAACATATTTTAGGACGTTTTATTGTATTATACAAATAATTTAATTTTCGGTTTTCACCTCAAAAACAGCGGATTCAACCAAATCTTCAATTTTCGTAGTATTCTCATTATTTATATCTTCTTCTTTTTCTTTAAATTCCGTTTTTTTCTCTGTTTGGTCTAATTCATGAACGGGTATTTTTCTACTCGTTTCTCTCTTGATATTCTGTAATTGAAGAGCATACATAAAAAAATAAGGTGAAATTGCTAAATTATTCATATATGTACGATATTTAAAACAACTAATCACCGAATCTTGATTGAATTTAATCGAATAAAACCAATAAGCGGGTATGTAAAGTGTTTTTCCTGTGACTAAAGTAAATTCTAGACTCTTTATTTTATCAAAATCACTACGGAATTCCGATTGAATGTTCCACACATTAAAAGGAGACGACCATTCAAAATTCTCATAATCATTGGTTGGATGTAAATATTTCTTACTTTTTGGAGGTATTAATTTAATTTGTGCAGTCCCTTCTGTAATTAAAAAATAATTACGATAATTAATTTCATACTTTAAAGGTGTCCAACTATCTTGAGAGCCCATCAAAATATCGTAAAAATAATTAGAAACCATGTATGGTCGTATAAATGCATCATTGTATTGTATATTTTTGATAATACCTGTTTCTTGAATAAAATCCATATTATTTTCAGTAAAATAAAAAGACTTTTTATCTTCTTCTAATAATTTCAAAGTGGTATGCAAAGGTAATGGTACATACAATTCTTCTTCACTTTGTTTTTTATTTTTATTTTTATTTTCTGTAGGACTCCTAATTTTCATATCAAAGGAAGAATAATTATTTTGAAGATAATTTTTATTCATGCATTCACTAATTGGTTGAGAATCAAATTCAAATAAAACCGGTTGTCTTAAATCACATATCTCTTCTAATTTTTCTTTGGAAGGATTATCTAATTCATACATTTCTAAATCATCACTTTGTTTTAAATGAAATTGAATATGTAAATATAAAAATAAAACGATACAAAAGATGAATAACGTAACTATGATTTTCATTATTTCTTTTTTAAAATGAAACTTAAATAAAAAACGTATTTTTTTTATTTAAGTAAAACGCGTCAAAAACTTATGCATTTTTTTGAGGTTCAACCGATTCAACCGTTTCTAGAGGTTCTACTTCTTTTACCTCTTCCACTATTTCTACTTCTTTTATCTGTCCTTTTACCTCTTCATCAGAAGGATTTGTAATAATATTTATTTGATTTTGTAATAAATTATATTTTTCATCCATCATATCTTTTGTATTTTTTAAACCTTCTATCATTGTTATTACATTTTTTATTACACCCTTTAGATTCTCATCGACCGTCTTTATATTCTCTTCACTACTATGAATGGTACTTTCAAATTTACTCAAAACATTACTTGTTTCGATACTATTTTTCTCATTTTTCATTGTCATAGTTAATACAATATCTTTTAAATCCTTCATCTCTTTATCATATTGTAAAAAAGTATTCTCATATTTCTCTATTTTTTGTGTTAAAGTATGGATCGTATCTTGCTGAGATTGAAATAGATTATGTAAGTTTTTTAAATCATTATCAAATTGTTCATGATTAATATTTGTATTATCAGAAGAAGAAGGAATACCCTCTTCCTGAACTTGTTGAACAAACTGTTCGACTCTTCCTAAACGTATCGTGACTAATGCAAAGGCATCTGAAATAGATACTTGACCTACCGGACCATTCACTCCTGCGGTTTTAACAGGAATGGTAGGTTCTTGGAATACCTGTCTTTGAACTGGTTTACCTGGTTGTCCTTGTCCAGAAGGAACAAATCTTACACTATTTGGTCCTTGTTGTCCTGGACCAGGTGCTTGTGAAATTTTTGGATTATAAGAAGGTTGTTGATTGGTTGGTACACTTGGACGAGGCGCATTATTTCCTGCACGTCGGTTAATTGCGGAAGAAATGGAACGACTCATTAAATATGTATTTTAATTATTTTGTTTTTAAATCTATTTAACGCATTTTCATTTCATCCTAAATAAAATAAATAAAAAATTGATTCTTTTATTCTTGTTTTCTAAAAAAATAAAAAAACAACTAAAGATAAAGAAATGAGAATTGTTCCTTTTGCTTTACTGATTAATCACGCCTTACGTTATGTCATTGATACAACATCCAGATTTTATATTGACGAATCCCATGGTTTGAAACATAGTTTAGAAGTTTTTCATTATGCCAAAGATATTTATGATTACCAAGTTGTCCAATATCCCTTTTTAGAAAATCAAAAAGAAATTATCTTTGTATCTGCCATTTTACACGATATGTGTGACAAAAAATATATGAACCAAAAGAATGGCGTATCCATGATTAAACAACATATGAACGGTTATTTAGACGAAGTTCAATTAAATATGGTCGACGAAATTATATCTACCATTTCTTATTCTACCGTGAAAAAATACGGATATCCTGACTTAGATAAATACCAAATGGCTTATCATATTGTCAGAGAAGCCGATCTTCTTTCTGCCTATGATTTAGACCGTTGTCTTATTTATTCCATGATTAATGAAAAACTGGATTATGAAAATGCATTAAAACGAGTTATTGATGTTACGAAAAACCGTATGTTAAAATATCGAAGCGATGGATTATTTGTTACCAATTATTCAAAAGCAATGTCTCTTAGTCTTCATAAAAAAACATTGAAAAGGCTTAAAACCTTTGAAGACATGGTTGAAAAATTATATTAGTTCTTATACACATTCTTTCATCAATGGATAAATCGAAGAAATAATTTCTGCACATGCAATCGCTACCTCCCGATGTTCTTTTTGTGTTCCATTCCCAGTTCTTAATTTTATATAATGTACCCATGAACGTAAGGTTCCATTCATATACATTCTAGATACGGTCATCCCTTCTGGTAAAACTGCACGTGCCTGTTCTTTTGCAATTCCATTCTGTAAAGCCCAGTCATAAGATTCTTTTACTGTTTCTTGTACTTCTTTTTGTTTTTTTTCCCATTCGGTTTCTAATTCGACGTTTTCCGTTTGAATACTATTTTGACGATTCTTCGTATCTTGTAATCTCGCTTCTCTTGTTTCAAACCCTAAATCTGCCACCGCATAACGTTGTGAAAATTCTTGAAAAGAAAAAGATCGGTGTCTTAAAATCTGACGAGCGATATCTCTCGTCGTCTCTATTTCCAAACATATACTTACCATTTCCAAAGGAGACCAATGTTCATTTTTCATGAGATATCGAATTAATTTTTCATTGGTTTCGGTATTTATTTGATTCGCAGGATTCGAGACACGAGCGCAATAGGCAACTAAATCTTGAAGCGACGATTCGGTAGAAACGGGTTGTGAATAACTGATTAATTTTACTTTCATTTTTTAATTCTGAATAATTATAAAATGAAATCTTTATATTCTTTCTTTTTTTATTCAATCAATCATTTCCATACCAGAATGTTCTAGTAAGTAACGTTTGGAACAAGATTCTACCAAAAGTCCGTTGGCGTAAATACCATAATTTCCATAATAATCCCCATTTTCCAAAGCCAAATGATAAATGGTATAAGTACCTGGAACTTCGTATACAGACGCTTTTTCATCTAAAAAGGTCATTAATCTTATTTTGTCATCGGTCATAAAAATACGCCCAAAATCTTCCATGGTTTTCTCTCCTTGTTCTTGAGTTAACCAGTCTACCAAGATAGAATGACAACCGGTCATGATAAGAGGTTCAAAGATATCTGAATAATTCTCTTTTCCGCATTCATAAAGTTGGTTTTTAACGCGTTCCTTTGACGCAGGATGAAATATTTCTCTCTTTCCTATCATATCTATTGCTTTATATCCATGATTGATTGTTTTTACGAAATCACCTTTTCTTAAATCTTGAATGGAAAGATAACCATTGGAAGTTAAAATTTTACTATTGGATAAAAAACAAGGAAGTGCATTTGTTATTAATATTTTTGTTACAGTATTACCAGCATTATTTGCAGCCCAAACATATGTTCCATTACTTGAAACACCATGAGGTCTACTTAGTCCAGTTATGGTTTGAACAACCGTACCAGATGAAGCATTTATTTTTGATACACTATTACTATCAAGGTTGCTAACCCAAACATTTGTTCCATCGCTTGAAATACCCCAAGGACTAGTTCCTACATCTATCGATTGGGAAACCGTACCATTTGAAGCAGTTATTTTGATTACCTTATTCTGAGATAAACTTGCAACCCAAACATTTGTTCCGTCACTTGAAATACCATAAGGGTTTGTTACTGTTATATTTCGAATAAATGCCCCAGTGGAAGCATTTATTTGTGTTACATAATTACTCCCAGTATTCGAAACCCAAACATTCGTTCCATCACTTGAAATACCACTAGGTGTAGTTCCTGTAGAGATGGTTCGAACAACCACACCGGTTGAAGCAGTGATTTGTGTTACATTATTAGAACCATAATTTGCAACCCAAACATTGGTTCCATCACTTGAAACAGCATAAGGATTCGTTCCTACATTTATATTTCGAACCAACGTACCTGAAACATTAAATTGTCTTACCGTATTATTTACAAGTGCAACCCAAACATATGTTCCATCACTTGAAATACCTGAAGGTGATGACCCTAAATCGATTGTTTGAACAACGGTATTAGTTAAAATATTTATTTTTGATACATTAGCACTAGTATTATTTGTAACCCAAACAAAGGTTCCATCATTTGAGATAAAATAAGGCGCAGTTCCTACAGTGATTGTTCCAACAATCGATGACGACATTTATATATAATAATTAATATTTTATAAATATTATATTTATTTTAATTTCTTTTTATAAATCATATGGAAAGTTTAAACGAAGATTCAAAATCAAAAAGTTTTATTAAACACGTTTTTAATTTCGACGACGAATCAAAAAGCGAAATGCTAAATATTATTCAATATGCACTTTTAGCAATTATTCCAATTATTGTCTTAAATAAATCAATGCAACGATTTGTCCCTGAAGCGGAAGATAACAAAGGTAGTTTAGAAATAAGTGCCGAAATTATTGTCCAAGTCATTGTTATTTTTATCGGTCTTCTTTTCATTCATCGTGTCATTACTTATGTACCCACTTATAGTGGAGTCAATTACCCTGATTTTAGTGTTATTTTTATTATTTTAGCGGTTTTAATGATTACCATGAGTCTACAAACCAAATTGGGAGAGAAGGTCAGTATTTTAGTCGAAAGATTGAATGATTTATGGGAAGGCAATAATAACAGTGATAAGAAAAATAAAAAAGGCAGTAAAAATGGTGTCCGTGTTTCTCAACCCATTTCCAGTCAAATGGGAACCTCTTCTTATGCAGTAAACCAAACTGCAACAAATTCCATTCTACCAACTTATACCGATGGTACCTCTCTTTCCCAACTCCCAACCAATTATAGTCAACCTCAAATAGCGCCTGAACAATCACCTAATTTCGATAATATGTATCGAAGAGATACTACTCCTTTAATTGGTGCAGCAACTCCTGGAATGAATGAAAGTTTTGAACCCATGGCAGCAAATGATGCTCTTGGTGGAGGAGCATTTGGTTCCTGGTAAGGGAACCTAGGTTCCCTTATGATCCCTCCTCTTCCGGGTAATTAATATCTTTTTTGTTCCCTCATCTTCCAGGTAATTAATTTCCCTTATGAACCCTCCTCTTCCGGGTAATTAATATCTTTTTTGTTCCCTCATCTTCCAGGTAATTAATTTCCCTTATGAACCCTCCTCTTCCGGGTAATTCATTTCCTTATTGAAATAAATATAAATATAAAAATTACGTTATATTTATATAGAAGTGAACTGGATGGATGTCAACAAATTATTAAACGCATTAGACAATGTAAAAAATGAAAAGATAATGAATTATACCAGCAAAAAAATAAAACAATTGAATCTTAATATATTAAAAGAATTACATTTATCTCCAAAGGTCACCAATGAATATTTAAATAAATTACGCGAATACGTCTATGTAGATGAACTTAAAGATTTACGCGAAGGAACCTTTATTCGTTGGATTTGTTTAATCAATCCCGAATATTTGGAATTATCGCGCGGCGCCATTTTTTGTGAAACAAAAATAACCGATACAGGGGTTCAATTAGTATGTAAAAACCATTACCATCGCCATTTTCAATTCAAAATGGACGAATGTATTGTTTTCCGCAAACTTATCCATCAAGAATTGATTCTCATTGATGCATTGGATATCTTAGAAAAATAACTGATTACGATTTTATAGTTTTTTATTTTTTCTGGTTTTATTCATTTTATTGCCAACCCCCGATCGTTTATATGATTTTTTTAACTTAATGTTAGATGGTTTCGATTGTTCAAAAAATTCCTCCAAATGAATCAATATTTGTTTACTGACAATTTTATCAATATTCGTTTCTTCCACCGTTTTTGGAAGAACCAAATAATCATATGGTTTAAAGATAAGATTCATTTTCATCTCAAATTCTTCTCTCGAATCTTTTTTCAACATATTTTGAATCAAATAATTTTTCGAATTCCATAAACGTTGAATCATTTCCCGAAAATCCAAGTCATGAATATAAGGTTTCACATTAATATAGTAAATATGTTCATGTGTCATTTCTGGATAATACGTGTCATCTAAAAAACAAATCTCACTATTCGGCGGTATTTTTGTGCATCTTACAAGGTCATGAAATGATTTATCTTGACTTGTACGTCCGATCTCAACTACTTCGCCATTTATTTTAAACGCATGTATAATTTGATCAAATAATTCAAAATTCAATTTATGTTCAAAATAAGAAATCAATTGTTTACACCACTGTTTAGGACCCTGATTATTTGTATAAATCAACATTTTATGACAACATTTTGACTTTTTCTTATACATTAAATATTTCAAAAGGGTCATAATATTGGGTCTCAAGAATTCTGGATATAAATCTAACAGTTGATTAAAATCTTCTTGGGTGAATGAATATTTGATTCTTTCATTGGTAAAATATTGTTGTAAACAATTCCAGAAGACACTAAATTCCACAAAATACCCTAGTGTTTCATCTAAATCAAAGACAACAATTTTCATAAATTCACAAGATTTCGATTCGTAAATATACTATCTTCCGATAATATTTTCTCAAAAAAAAATGAGTTGTCTGGATTTATAAAATATTTTATCTTATCTAATATTAATAATCCTATTATTATTCTTATTATTATATCCTCATGAGAAATGACAAAAAAGAACTTACTATTCAGGATTACAAAGATATACTCAATTTCTATCATTTACCAAACCAAGGTTCCTTTAAAAAATTAAAACTTCAAGCAGAAAACATATTATCAAATAAATTATGCCGTTGTATTAAAAAAGTCGGTTCTTTAGACATTCGTAAAGACGAATCCAAAGCGATAGGTATATGTAGCAGGACCATTTTAGGTAAAAAGGGGTTTACACGAGGTAAATTCAAATGCAAAGGAAAAAGGATTCTTACTTTGAAAAAACGCAACAAATAATCAGTTTCTAGTGCTTTTTTTTCAGTGATTATTATTATTTTTGCATGACCAAATAAATACCTATGCAAGTAAGAATAATTCCGAACATCTGTTTCCAAGTATATTTTTCACCAAACATAAATACACCTACTACAATGAGAACGATGATTGAGCCGGTTTTCAAAAGTATATTATTAATAAGTGGTGTATTATGATTCTTATCTAATTCATAAAGAAGGAGAGAAGATACTACCAATAAAAAAGAAATAATAAAAATACACGCAAAATGGGAATGGTCTAGTTTTTGATAATTTAAAATCATTTCTTTGGCCGATTTTTTCGTTTCAAAAAACAAAAAAACAAGAATCATCAAGATAAAAACGAAAAATGTGTTTAAATAGAAATATTCACGTGGATTCAATGTATTCAATACATGTTTTCTAAAATAGGGGTTCATTGATTTCAAAAAAGTAGTTCCAAGTAAGTAATTATACATTGGTTGGATAATTTGAAAAAGAGTTACTAAGAATATATAATAGGTCAATATTATATCTTCAAAAAAATCTAAAAAACTTTAGTAAATTGTACATATTATATAAATTATATATTTATATAAAATAGATAATGGCTGATTTAAAAAATACACAAGTAATGAATGTCAATCCAAATGTAAATATCAATGTTTTAAACGCACAAGAAAAAGTAGAATGCCCTTCTGAAATCCATAAACAAACCAATGAACGAATTTATAATCGTAATATTCCTTCTCAAATGTTACAACCATACATTGATGTCCGTCCCGTAATGACAAAATATTCTTATTTACCAATTGTTGACCCTCGTAAAGAAGTAAATACTCGTCTTATTCAAACCCCTACCTATAATGTTCATGAAGTATTTAATCCTGGAAATACCCAATCCCCTTGGGCTGGTTTTGCTTCCAATGTAAATACCGAAAGTGTATTAAGAAATCAAGTATTTGCTTTACAAAAATGTAGTCAATCCGTTTATGTACCTGATAGTAATAGTGATTTATACCACGTTGCTTTTCACCCCAAACCGGTGCCTTATCCCGAATCATTATTATTTCAACAAGAGAAATTCTGTTCTTTCAATCCAAATCCGAATCCAAAGGAAATCGGTTACGCAACCTTTCACAATTCTACAAGAGTACAAGTTCGTAATATGACTGATCCATCTGCCTAATTTGTGAATTCTTCAAATGTATAAAATATGACACGCCTCTTTAGAGGCGTCTCCATTCAAGTCATTTATCGGTAACAGTTGCCTTTTACATTTACAATGGGGAGCATAAAAGCGTACCATTGTAAATGTAAAAGTGTGTATATATTTATAAAATATCAAATATATAAATGTCGAATCTTGATATTATTGATAATATTACACCATCCGGAAAGAAAAATGAGACAAACTTATTTTCCTTTTCGGACAAGTCACCGACAGAAAGAAATTCTGGGGACGCAAAGCGTCCCAATTTTCTTTCTGTTCGGTGTAATGTTAAAGATAACGTCAATTCCAATAGTAAGAAAAAAGAAAAAAAAGAGACAAAAGAGACAAAAGAGAGAAAAGAGAAAAAGTTAGAATTCGAAAAAATAGAAGAAACAAATAAAAATTTGGAGCAAGACAATGATATTGTAAACAAATCAAATCAAATCGTACAAGATATTACGATTGAATATTTATTAAGCGGTTCGTTGAATAAAATGAATCATTCCATTTCAAAACCTACTCCTTTCAAAAATAAAAAATTCTATCGAAAAAGGTTGATTCAATTGACCAAAGATTTATTAAATGAAGAGGAAAGTCAAGAAAACCCAGTTTACCATCCAGATATTTATCGTTCCTTTTATAAATATATCAATACGAGTATTGACTATTTTCAAACCATTGACCGAAACGATATTATTCAGGAAGATTATAAAGATTTAGAAGAAGGAGAAGGAGAAGAAGATTTATTTCCTGAATTCAACGATGATTTAGAATATCATGGAACAATGGAACAAGCCAATAAACAAATGATGCGTCAAATTAATATGAAAAATTATACCTTGGACGGATTGGTCAAACGCACCGTGATTAAAAAAGAAGAACCGATTTTACCGAAAAAGAAAAAAATCAATTTAAAAGATCCAGAATTAAAGAATAAAGGAGTTGGTAAAAAGAATAATATCACGAATAATTAGGAAGACTTTATTCATGAAAACCAAAACCATTCGAAGGAGAGAAAAAAGAGGGTTACAAGAAAGAAAAACAAGAAAAAGAAAAAGAAAAATCGGAATCATTCCTCTCGAAAAAGTGAATTGTAGTCCCAAAGATAAAAAAGAATTGAACGATTTTACTTGTTACAAAAACAAAGATTTACATAAAATGCGTAATTTATGGAATGCACGTCATCCCGACCATCTAATCAAAACGAATTCTCCTTTAGAAATTCACAATCAACTTGCCCTGTTTATGAAAGATACATGTAACAAAGAATCGTGTTGGTTAAAACAAAATTTTATTCAAGAAAGCGGTTTAAAAAAAGAAATTGCAGATTCGTTTGCACCAACCGCTCCAAAAGAATGGAAGAAAAATCCGAATGAATGGTTGTCAAGTGTAGATATTCATAAAGTAATGAAACAATACGAAAAAGCATACAAATGTTTTGATTTTATTGGTCCATCCCCTATTGATTTTGACGTAAAAAAAATGTACGGGGATTGTGTTTGGGAAGAATTATGTCATTTCAATCTACAAAAAGAAATAGATAAGGGAAAATTCAAAATCGGCATGGTTTTCAATACCGACCCGCATTATAAACCAGGGAGTCATTGGATTAGTTTATTTGTCAATATAAAAAAGGGGCAAATTTTCTTTTTTGATAGTGGCGGAGATAAAGCACCAAAAGAAATTATTAAGTTAGTTGACCGTATCATTCAACAAGGGAGAGAATTAAAAAAACCGATCCATTTTAAATTCGACGAAAATTATCCGATTGAACATCAATATGGGAATACAGAATGCGGTGTTTATTCTCTCTTTTTTGTTGTTCATATGTTGGTAGACAAAGTAACTGCTCAATATTTAAAAACACATCGTATATCAGACAAAGCGATTGAAAAATATCGAAAAGTATTTTTTAATGATGGGTTGTAAAACTTTTTATTTTATATAAAATAATAAATATAAACATATTCTTATATTTATTATATTTATTATCTAAGATCGATAAAGAATGACTGATTTTTTAAAAGAAAACAATGTACGATTATTATGGGAGGTCTTGATGGATGCGGATATTCTACGTTCCAAACCCAAAGAATTCATTGAATACATTCTAGAAATTTTTCAAAAAAATCTAGTTCCTTTTTACGAAAACGAGAGAAAGATAACACAACAGACTTTGGTATCCCTCAATAAAAAATATATTTCTTTTATGATGGACATAATTCTTCAAGTGGATCTAAATAGTAAAAATACGAATAAACCAAAAAATCCGATAAATTCACAAAAAAAAGACTTGATTACCTATGAAGAAATCCAAGAAGAGAGAAAATCCGTTTTTGAACGTGATTTCAATAAAAAACAAGAGGAATTTAAACAAGCGGTTACCTTACCTACCCCACCCGTACCTCAATTCGGCGATAAATTAGAAGAAGAAAAACCGCCTATCAGTGAATTGGAACGACGTATTCAACAAACAGTGAAGGAGAGAAATTTTGATTTGGAAAATCGTAATTATGTTTCGACCAATCATATAAAAAACGCAAACGATTGGTTGAATCCTCAAGAAACATCCGTGAAAAAAGAGAAAGGAATAACAATGATGAATTTAACTTCGAGTTCCTTGGAAAACAAAATAAAGTATATTAAAATCGAGGAACCATTGATCAAAGAGAATATTATTCAACCAATACAATTAGATGGATTAGAAAGCAAACATATTCAATGGAGTGAAAACCTAGAAGAATCTTATTATATTCCAGATATAGAGACAAATAAAAAGACACCTACCGATGATATTTTCTCAAAATTAAAAATGATACCTTCATTTACAAGAGAAAATGCTAAGGAAACAAATTATTTATTGAAAGATGTAAGAATTCAACAATTAGAAGAGGAAGTGCAAACACTTTATCAAAAAATAGACGATATTCGTGTAACTATGGAAGAAATAAAGAAAATGATTGAACTAGATAAGACAAAATAAGATAGAATAAAATAAAATAAAATAAAAATAATCTTCTAATTCATATTAATGAACCTTCTTTCTATTTTAGGATTCTTTTGTTTTATGAATCAAATATTTGTTATTAAAGCATCGGATGGAACAAGTTTACCAAAACCAAAGTCTTATATAAATCTAATAAAAATGAAAATACGTAATTCGATCTTGAAAAGACTTGTTCGAAATGATTATAAAACCATTAAAAAAAATATTCTTCTTTTAACGGATTTTGCCAAAGAAAAAATAAATAATACATATGATGATTTTTTAGATAATTATTACATGAATGTCCTTCATTACTATAGTATGGATGAAAAAGATATTTTTATTCTTGATAATTTAACACAATTACTTTTATAAACCTTTGGACAATTAAAACGCCGACTAGTCGGCGCTTAATCAGTCACAAAGGCGACGGTTCCTAGGCTATTGAAATAATCGAAGGTGTAAAATGATTTGATTAAGATATTAAATAGATTTGATTAAGATATTAAATATATTTGATTAAGATATATTTAATAGATACGAGTGGGTTATGACAATCATTATTAAATTTTTTTCTTCTTTTTGCGATAGTAAACATTGTAAATTTACATATGAAAATAAATTATACCAAATAAGTAAACTCTTAAATTATGGTTTCGATAAGGAAATATTTATTACCGATGAAGATAATTATACGCACGTTATTATTTTGAATACGGCAATGCCTATGTTAAAAGAAGGAATACCAAAAAAAAATGTCATTGGAATGGCTTTTGAACCAATCCCTTTTTTACATTTATCTCCTTCTTTTATTGAATACGCCCAAAAAAATATATCTAAATATTTTATTGGTGATAAACTTGATTTACCTCATCCTTTTATGGAAGGACAAAGTTTTATGTGGTATTCACCGTATATAGGTAGTAGTTACCAGTCACTTGAAATAGGTATAAAGAAAAAAAGAATGTCTATTATAATTAGTCAAAAAAGATATGCTCCTGGTCACGAATATCGTCATAAGTTAGTGGAAGTTATTTTATCATCCAATCTCCCCATTGATATTTACGGAAGAGGACATATTTATTATAAAAATAAAAAGGATGAACGAATAAAAGGAGAATTTAAACAGGATAGTTTAGAACCTTATGAAGAATATGATTTTCATATTGCGATTGAAAATTATCAATCCAATCATTATTTTTCAGAAAAAATAATTGAACCTTTACTTTGTAATACAACACCTATTTACCTTGGTTGTCATAACATTGAAACTTATTTCAAAAATCAAGTGATTTTTTTATCAGGAAGCGTAGAAAAGGATATGCAACTCATTGAAGATATTTTAAAAAATCCAAATCGATATAAAAAAGACATTGATATGAAGAAGATTCAAAAGACAGTTGGACTGATTGAAAATATTGAAAATTTATTTTCATAACAGAATGGTTTTATTTATAGCACCAAACTCTTGAAAACTTTCTGACCCTTCTCATTGGTTTCTAATGTCCCGACTTGTACAGGTTGAACGCCTTCGACTCTCAATGCTTCTTCATAACTCGCCAAATCATAAATATTCATCAAGTTTTTATTCATACGTCGATAAACATAATCTTTATCTCCGATTCGAATGGGGAAACCTTCCCATTCGATTCTTCTTTTATTCGTTCTCAAGGTAATGTCATTCTGTTGGTCTTCAAAATTAGGGATATATGAGAATTTTTCTTTGCTTGGATCCCCGAAATTCACACATTGAACACCGGTTCCTTTGGATCCAGGAATATTCGAATATAAATAACAATCAAAGGCGGATTCTTTAATGGAATTGATTAATTGTGCGTTTAATTTCGCTTTAATTTCCGAAATTTCATATAAATATTCGTCACTAGTAAGCGGAACATTCGATATTTTACTTGTATCTTTACGTTTCAATTCAATGGCTTCGTCGTTTTTTAATTGGGTAGCGGTAAAAGTCATTAAATAAACAAATACTTCTACCGTTTGTAATTTATCAGGAAGATTTTTATGACTACAAATACGTCTTGCACGTCCAATGACTTGTTCCGATCTTACGGGGTGCCAATAAGGCTCCATAATGTGAACGTAACGCGTATTTTTTAAATTAATACCCTCGGAACCGGAAGAAGTAATCATGAACACTTTAATGATTTCCCCGACATTGTTATTATTTGCAATATTACGCAACTTTTTTGTAATATTAGTCGGGACGTAATCCCAGTCTCCATTATAAATATTACGAATAATTTCTTTTTCTTCTGCGGTCTCCGTTCCAGTATAAAGGGCAAAAGTTGGTTTTCCTAAGTCTTCGAATTTGATATCAATATCCCAAATACCGGATGTATTTTTTTTCAACTTGAATTCTGCAAAACCGTTTTGTTCAAGAACCAAACTAAAAATACCGAGGCCTTCCAAAGTACGAAATTGACTATAGACGAGATGAAGCCCTTCATATTCTGGGTCGGAAAGATTTTCCAAGATGGTAAGATATTTTGGACTATGTCGTTGAAGTGCTTCGGGGGTCAAGTATTCATTGGCATGTTCTTTGATATATTTTAAAAAGGATCGTTGTCTCTCTTCGTAGTCTTTTCCACCAAGTTCATTCAAAATTACATCGCCTTCAGTCTCCCCTTCATTCTCATTATCTAGATCGTCTTCTTGAGATTGTATTTTGGTGGCGGTTTTGAGTATTTTGTCTAAATTAAAAAATACGCTCCTTTTTTTTTCTTGTCCTTCTTCTTCCTTTCCTTCTTCTTCCTTTCCTTCTTCTTCCTTTTCTTCTTCTTCCTTTTCTTCTTCTTCTTCTTCTTTATCATCATCGACTTCGTCTTGTTGTTCGACTTGTAAAGTACCTCCGACCTTCTTTTCACTTTTTTCTTTTTGTTTTCTCTCTTTCTCCGCCTTTTTCTCTTCCTTTTCTTTTTGTTTTCTCTCTTTTTCTTGTTGTTTTTCTTCCTTCTCTCGTTGTTTTCGATCTTTCTCTAATTGCTTCTCTCTTTCCTTTTTCTCCTTTTCTTCTTGTTTGCGTTGTTTTTCGGCTAGTTTATCTTCTTTTTCCGCTTTTTTTATTTCTTTTTCTTGTTGTTTTAATTCCTGGATTTCTTCCAAAGTTTTCTCCATTTGTTCTCTTTCATCTTCGGCTTCCACTTCGGCAATATTTTCATCATTCGGTAAAGGACGGTTCTTAATGACAAAATTACAAAACAAACGAGAGAAAATACGATAGGTAGAAGCCTTGTCTTCGTAAAGGTCATCTTTTTGATTCGATTTTGGAGTAGGTTTTTCCATTTTTCTCTCTTCTCTCCTCGCATCTTCGTAGATTTTAAATTGGAAATCACTCATGGGGATTTTTACCACGTGATAATCCTTTCCTAAAACCTTATCGAATCTCGGCAACAACCCCTCTTGAGCGCTCTTAAAATAAGAAGATAATCCTAAAATACGACGTTTTAATGCATCTGCATTGATCAATTCATTGGTTTGACTATTAATATAACGCGCTTTAAATGCATCAAAATCATCAGGAAGCGCTTTTCGATTACGAATTTTAATACCCGTTTTTAAAACTTCGATTTCGTTTCTTTTCAAGATACCACTAACACGGCGTTCAAATTCGTCGTCATTTAAAAAATCGGTTTCCATATGAAAACGGACGAGGCCATTTTCGTCTTTTACATTATTGTAAACCCCTTGATAATCATTTCCATCTTTGGAATATTTATCTTTGAATCCAAAAGGATTTCGTGTAATGGTAAGAATTTTCGAAGAAGGCGAATAATCAATATAATCCATGGATTTCTCTGCTACAAGCATATCACGTAAAGCATCCCGATCGATTTTTCTCGTTGTTTTGATTTGAACAGGTATTTCCCACGTTTTGATGTATCCCCTCAAAATATTAAAGAGAATGCCAAATTCATTCGGATAATTGATAATGGGGGTTCCCGAGAGAAGAATAATACGCGCATCTTTGGCGGACATTAAATATTCATATAATTTCACAGCCAGATTTTTGGGTGCGCGTTCTTTCTCTCCGCGATGATCTTCGGAGATCGGTTTTTCTTTTTTCAATTTATTCACAATTCTGCTGATTAAATTATGGGCTTCATCAATAATAATTACACAATTGTCGAATAAATTATGAGTAAATCCTTGTGTAAGTTCTTCCAAACGTTTCAATCGTAAACCGTTGTAATTAATAAAGGTATATTTTGCACGTATCATTTCATCCAATTGGTCTTCCAGTGTTTTCTTTTGTTCACTGGTTAAATCATTGTAGTTGGCCGGGTTTTTTACATTGACAAACCAGGCACCTTTTTGTCTTCGAATGTAATCCGCCGATAAATTCAATACGGTGGTCAAGGTTTTCAAGGCTTCGGGATACGTTTCGAGAGAAATCCATTCCCAGAACTGATTTTTCTTATAGATTTGATCCCCGAATTTCTTGATTTCTTCCATATAGTTACGGCGTAAAGAGGCAGGTGTCATTACAATGACACGTTTTCTCTCTTTCATTCCTTCGGCAATGGCAATACTACTTGCGGTTTTTCCACTTCCAAGACCGTGATATAAAAGAAGGCCGCGATAAGGGGTATATAAATTAATATAATCACGTACAACTTTTTGATGGATTAAAAGTTGATTCATCGTATCTTCAGCGTCTTGACCAATGTTATCACACGAAATATTTTTGGTAGTATCCAAGACTTCTCGTCGATAAGGTTCAAAGAGAGAATTGATGAAGTTGATGAAAAATTCGCGATTGTTCATATAATAACTGGAAACTTTGATGATGACGGGAGGCAATTTTTTGGCGAGACGGTCTTCGATTTTCGTATTACCGATTTCAACAAGAATTTCGGGACCTAAAACAGCGGTACCCTTTTCGATACGCTGGGTTTTTCTTTGATTGGTTTCGGCGATGATTTGGATGGGTTCTTCTTCCTGTATCTTTATCTCTTCTTGTTTCTCTTTTTCTTCTTCCCCCATTAAAACCAGTCTTTTTTTCCTTTGGATTGGTTGTCTTTGTTCCACTTGTTGCTCTTCTCTTGGTTCCAGTTCACCTTGTGGAAGAATGTTTTTTTGTACCGATACTTTGTTTATGTTTCTCTCCATCCTTTTTTTCATGAATGCCTCTCGATCATACCCTTTATCCCGTTCATCGACAATGAGGGTTCTAGATTCATTGTTTCTTTTACCAGGAATCATTACTTGTACTTTTTGGAATGGTTCTATTTTCGGTTTTAATTTTAATTGTTCCAAGAGATGATTCATTCTTTTGTTTCTATATTTTCAATAGATATAAAAGTTTTATTTTTTTACTCCTTTTATTCTAAATAATAAAATAGAAGTAAAATATAGGTAAAATAGAATGAATAAAAGACAAAGAGAAGAAATAGATGAAAGAGATGAAAGAGAAGAAATAGATGAAAGAAAAGAAACAGATAAAATGGAAGAAATAGATGAAAGAGAAGAAACAGATGAAAAAAAAGAATTTATTCATTTATTAATTGATTTAGAAAATGAATTAGATCAATTTATCATGTTTTCTACCGAGAGTAATTTCGATTATTTATCTTTTTTAACCAATTCCATAAATATGAATACAATGACCAATATACTCATGGAACCTTTTCTTGTAAATAATCAAGTAGATGTAACAAACTTTAACTTTAATGAAAATGATCGATTTAATATGATTAAAAATAAAGGTCATGCTATGAAAATGCAAAGAGTTAATGGAGGCGGATCCAATCAAGAATATAATGAAGAATGTAATGGAAATATGATATACAAGGAGAACCTAGGGATTACGGATAAAAACGTGGAAAACCCATTTTATCAAAATTTTCTCGATTTGTCCAGATTTAAAACGGAAGCAGAACGTGACCACGATTTCAAAGGAGAGAATGGTTTTAGTCCTCATGTAAAAAAAAACTTACAAATTGCTTATGAAAAAATTCTAACTGACATGCATCGTTCAGTTCCAGAAAATAGGTTAAAACAATTATTTGAAAATTTATCGGCGTCTTCTCCATTAGGAGAGAAAGAATGGAATTATTATAAATCGATTTTACAATACATTGATAAAGAATGTGGAAATTTGAATAAACTTACCATTGTAAAATATTGTAGTGAAGATTCTTTTAAAGGAGATGCAAAAGAAAAACAACAAATCAATGATGACGGTTATTTTATTACGATTCCAAATAAAGAAGGAGAAATAAAAAAGTATTTTATGTTGACGATGGATAATCAACCCGTAGAAATCGTGTTTGATTTGAAAGATATACAACTCGGATTTGAAGATAATGTGGTCCCTTTTAAAATGTTAGCACCTATGGTGATGGATACAGAAAATGGCAAGAAAGGTAGATACATATCAAATGAATCCATCCAGGTTTTTTTAAATTCAATTATACGATTATATTATGCTCCGGGAATTTGTGACCCAAAAAACACGGCGTTTACTCCGATGCGAAAATTTTGGAGTATAAATTACGATTCAAAGATTGATTTATTACCAGGAAGTTTAGATAGGAATCGATTATTAAAATTTCAAATCCAACAAGATATTAATTGTCGAAGGATTGGTGACATCGCCAAACGGGAATTAATCGGCGGTTTACAATCGTTTTTTGAATATTTTGGAAGTGAACTTAAAATTAATGACGTCCAATTTATGGTTAGTAAGATAGGAGGACAAAATATAGAGGAAGTATTAATAAATCAACTAGAAGGTAAAGAGTTGGAAGAATATACACAATTAATGATTGACTTATCTAATTTTGTTGAAGAAAACGAAAATAATTTAACCGAAATGCCGGATGTCTTAAATGATAAAATTAAACAATATCATTATGTAGGTATTAAAATTACCTTTGAAAAATATCAAGAATTCTTAGAAATTGTGGTTGGGGATAATAATATTGAAAATGTAAAAGATTTGATAGAAGCATTATCTTCTGGAAGATATCCTTATACAGGTGGAACTAATTTAAGTTGGAATCGTTTAATTAAAATTGCAAAATTTTATTATAACGAAATTCCAGGTGATAAACCCAACAACCTTTTACTAGTTTTGATTGTTATTTTAAAATCATTAGGCGATTCTTTGCAAGTCAATTATGTAAAACGTATGATTCCATATTTTAATAAAGAAAATGTAACCGTTAGTATCAGCAGTACAGATAAAAATGTAGGTGCAGAATCTTTATTATATGATTCGAATATATTGTTAGCAGGAACAGGGATTCGTCCTCACACTTCTTGGATAGAAGATAATTCCGCGTTTTTTAGTAGTAGTTATGTATCGGAAGGTGCTGATACCATTACTACCAATTTGTCATTAGCAAATGAAGAAAAATACATTGATACCATTTTGGATACTTATACCAAAATGACGAATTATTTTGTTGCCATTTCGATGCTTCCTTCTTCTTCTTCTTCTTCTTTTGAAGAGGAAGAGAAACAAAAAGAGGAAGTAATAATAGAATTAGAAATAAAAGAACCTGTTTTATGGAGTGAAACATTTGAAACAGATATAAAAAAATTAATTACATCCCCTCCCAAAGAACTTGAATTTTTAAATTCAAAAAGAATCTTGTTCTTGAATTCCTTGGAAACCATTTTAGAAAGTGGTATATTTAGTAGCGATGGTTATCGTTTTTTAAATACAATGTTGGAAGAATATTGTGAAACTACAATAAAATATGTCGTTAAGCCAAGTACAAAAGAAGAAAAAGTAATTTTAGAAAAAGAAATCTTACTTATCTTGGAAAAAATAAATAAATTTATTAAAAACGTATTTGATGTGATACGTTACTGTGATAATGAATTACAAAAAGAAACCACGAAGGAGGATTCGACAGATGGGTCGTTGGTTTCTTCCAATACAGGTTCTACCACAGGGGAAGAAACAATTCGAAACGATGAACCATTTTCTTTGTTTGATTTTGGATTATTAATGCAAAAAATAGAAACCTTTAATTCAGTTGAATTTGCAAAAGTGATTTCCATCATTGATTTTGTAACCAAAAATAGGGATTTAACCAAAAGAAGACCTGCCATTGAAAATGCAATAAAAAAACTTGAAATTTTTCAACAAAAACATACTAGTATTTTTATGTTACTACAACCATTCATTAAAAAATATATGAGTAAGCGTTATATGTACGGTATGGAAAGTGCTCAAAACAAATACAATGAAATATTAACTCAAATCAAAGAAAAAATGATCGATTCGATGAAGATTATGATCGATCCTGTGGAATCTCGAACATCCAATCGAACAATTAAGAATAATGAAGTGAATATATTCAGCAATTTAAATGAAAGACAATTTGATAGATTTATAATATATAATTCAATCATTGAGAATTCACAAAAGAATATCAAAGGTCTAAAAAAATCCCTTGAAATCAAGATCAATTCGGTTAAAAACAAAAAAACAAATTCTAAAATCAAGGAAGAAATAAAGGGCAAATTTAAGAAAGGGGTCAAGAAGATCCTTCTTTTAAATAGAGCAATAAATCTGTTTTCGAAAGATGAAGAAAAGAAAAAGAAGGATATTGAAAAAAAAATAAATAAATTAAATAAAGCAATTGAAAAAGCAGAAAGAAATAAAATAAATTTAGAGCAACAAACCATTCATAAATTGAATACCAATAAACAAAATAATGATCCACTTTATGTATCAACTACGATCAAAACGATGTTTGTCAAGGTAATCGAAAAAGTAGATAACTCGATGAGTAAATTATATAATTTTTTTACACCTTCGCGCATTTCAAATGTGAGTGGTAACAGTTACTTTGCAGATATAAAAAGGTTTAAAAAAAATACCGTTGGTGGTAACAATTTGAATAAGGAGAGAAAAATAACAAAAAAAAGAAGACGTATCGTAAAAAAATACAAGACCATTTCGAATAAAAAACGTAAGGGTTCTACACGTCGTAAAAAGAATATCAAGAAGAAGAAATATACCAAAAGAAAATTTTAATTTGTTTTTATATTTTTATAGTTATATTTAAATGAAGTATTCACAAAAAAAAATATATATAAAAACAAACAAGACAAAGAAGACGAAGACAAAGAAGACGAAGACAAACAAGACGAAGACAAAAAAGACAAAAACAAAAACAAAGACAAAGAAAATAAATAACCATTATAAAACAAATAAAAAGGGTGGAAGTTATGATGACAAATTTTTAAATTGTTTTGATGAAAATTTAAAAAAAATAGAAGATGCTATCCAAACATTTTCAGGAAAACATTCGATCGATACAAAAATCGCAAATGAATTTATTTCATCTCAAATATCTCCGATAAGAAGACAAGCCGCGGAAGATTTAGTTAATAATACAATATACATTACTTTAGATGAAATATCTAATATTATTGGAAAACTTATCGATAAATTATACTTAGAATTTCAAGATATCAATAATTCAGATAAAATATATTTAGTTACTGGAAATATAAAGAAATCCTCTTATTTTTTATCTGTATTAGCCCTAAAATATATCAAAGTAAAGCAATACAAAGAACCATATAAATTTATTGAAGTTTTAACTCCTGAATTATTTGAGGAAATTGGCAATAATCCTATCATTATGATTGATGATGTATCGTATACCGGTTCTCAATTATCCGATCAATTAAATCAAATTTATTATGATATGGTCGTAATGAAAAAAAAATCTCCACCTAACATTTATCTATTATTAGCAGCACTTAATGATATTTCTAAACAAAAACTATCGATTGTTCCATCATCCAAGTTTAAGAATAGATTTTATGAGAATTTTATTCCATCACCTTTTAAATTATTATATCTTAACGAACGTTTATATCAGGCACTCATTTATAAACTCGGTATAGAAAGATATTTAACTATGACATTGTTATTTTCTACATTTTCAGCAGTAAATTACGTGCCATATGTTTCAATATATCTAGATCATAAAATGGCGGATGATGTTTCAACTTTTAAGACTACCTTATCATATGGACAAATAATACCAAATAATATAAATTTTAATAAACTTATAAATAACGATGTTTTAATGTTTGATACATCTTATAAAGAATTCGATGGTGAAATGATAAACCAATTATTAAATACTTTTAACGAAGATAATAGGACAAACTTTTCCGCTAATCATTTTAAAACGATTGGTTCTTATATATTGGAAAAACTGGTTCAACAAGATGAAAAGTATAAAGATAAGGATGGCGTATCACATCTTACTTTTAAACCATTTATAAATATTTGTAATACGAATCCAAAATTATTAGAAAATATTAGTGACAATGAAGTTGTAGATTTTGATTATTTCTTATTTATCATTCCTGAAGGTTGTTTAGAAGGTAATAATAATTGTTCTATCGATTCTGCAGGTATTGATTCCTATAAATATTTAGAAAATAAAGACTTGAATAAAAATATTATAATTAGTAACAAAATTCACAGTTTTAAATGTCCTGAAACATGGTATAAAAATGGTGAATTTGAAATGAGGTGTATAAATTAGGACGTTGTTATTGTAGAGCCAGTACCAAGTTTATTAGTAAAGAGCAACGTGGGGGTCGTAGGGGGGATTTTCGTCCCCCTACTAAAAAATTGAAATGTTTTTCATCTTTTTTGATCAATTTATAAAATTATTTAAAGTTATCAAAAATTCCCAAGTTTTTAAAAATGCAATCCGAGTTATTTATGATTCTAACTACCAGTGTGTTATTATTAATCATTTATTCCATTTCATATTGCTTTATTGAATTGATGGTTAAAATCAAAAAAATATGTGATGAGATGAAGGAGAGAATGGATTTATTCAATACCCATCATACTAAAAAAGATTTCATTACCTTGGAAAAATATGTTCGTTCTCTCGAATCACGTATTAGTAAACTAGAAAAAAATAAAACTCATTAAAAAATGTCTTGTCTTGTCTTATCATATTTGTTGTATTTATATTTTGTAATTTTAAAAAAGATAAATAAAAAAGGTTGGGTAGGAAACCCTTTCTTTTTTTATATCTTTTTTTACATTTTTTGTATTTTATAAATATTCATCATTATCATATAACGTTTTGTTTTTGTTTGTTTTTGGTTCAGCGATATCATCTAATTCTTCTTCGATAAGATTTGTAAAAGATGTAATTTCAAAGTCAAATTGATAACGTGATAGTGGTAGACGATGAAAATTAATCGATTCTTGTTTCTCTTCGACTTCAGGAAAAACCGCAATTTGTCTAGGAACAATCGGAATTTCATAATGCAATACTTTTTCCATATGATTCTCTACTTTTTCTACAAATTCATCTTCTTCGGTGGTATCATCCGGATAAATTAAGTGATAACCACCACTGATCATAAATGCTTTTACAACATCCGTCATATTATATCCTGCATCCACCAAGGTCCAAGTCATTTCTTCTGCACTAACTACTCTTGCTTCTCTTTCTTGTTCTCCAGCCTCTTCAATATCATTATTTACTCTACGAAATAATTGGCGCATTCCATGAAGCGCCATTTCATTGTCTCCAACTGGTTCTTCTTCCTCCTCCTCTTCTTCGTCTTCCTCCTCTTCTTCTTCATCATCCTCATCAAAATCAGATTCATAATCGGAATCTTCTTCATCCTTTACATATTCCGCCAATGTATTACGACAATAAGGACAACCAAATCCATTATGTGCCACATTTTGCATGAGACAACTTGTATGAAATTGATGACCACATTCCGTCGTAACGCAATTCACATTCAAACAAATATCATCCATACAAATCGGACATTCTTTTGGGCATTCTTTCATGGTTGTTGTCATTTTCTTGTTTCTTTTAACTAAACTAAACTATCACAATTTTAAATTTTCAAACTCTTTTTTATAAATATGCAATTCATAAAAAAGATAAAAAGCATTTCAATTTTTTAAGGGAACCTACGGTTCCCCTATGACCCCTCCCTTTTCCCTTCGGGGATGGATATAGTTTCATAACTCGGCGCGGGCTCTACAAAAATTTCCACAAAAAATATCGCGAAGCACAAAAATATTGTATTTTTCTTTGTATATAATCGCGCGCTAAAAATAATTTTGCTTTTAACAAAGAGGGGGTCGTAGGGGGGACGTATGTCCCCCTACTGAGGGGGTATCCCGTAGGGAAGGGGGGACGTATGTCCCCCTACTAATGGATTCAATCACCATATGACAAGCCATTTGCTCTGCCTTACGTTTGATTTTATGTTGTCCCTCGCCTAAAAACAAAAAGATTTTATTTTCATTTCTCGAAAGATATTCTTGAATGTCCTGAAAATTTTTAAATTGTGAAATAAGTAACGCCTGTTCTGGTCTCTTATTATGAATCGGTTGATTTAGACAAAGATAAACTCCCATTTTGAAACCCAATTCTGGATCATTTTCAATTTCCAAGTAATGCGGTGTTACCTTAAATTCCTTCTGGATTTTCACTTGTAATATATTTTTATAATTATCATCATTTTGAATCAGTTCAATCCAATTAATATGTGCTTCAAAGACATTCTCAATAAATTTCTGTGCCATTTGCATTCCGGGTCCCGTGACAAAAATATTCTCAAACCATTTTTCTTCGTCTTTGACATTGATTTTATTCATATCTAAGAAGAGTGCCCCAATAAAGGATTCAAATAGACACCCCAATTTCTTCAAATTGGTACGATTCTTTTTTTCTTCAGCATGTTTCGAAAGAATCAACCATTTATTCAATCCCATCTCATAAGCAATTTTTCCAATGGCTTCATTCTTCACAATGGCAATTTTTTTCTCCGTCATAAACCCTTCATTTTCTTTTGGAAAACGACGATATAAATAATATTTGGTCACCAATTCTAAAACCCCATCGCCTAAAAACTCAAGACGTTCATTGGATTTGCTACTCAGAGGCATACAATCCTCTGGTTTTTCTGCCACTGTAATGTTTTGTTGTACATTTTCAAAGTAAGGACGTTTCGTATAAGAACGATGTACAAAAGCACGACGATATAATTTCATATTATAAATAACTGGTGGGATACCATATTTCGTAAGAATAGATTGAACATCGTTCAATGTAATCTCTACATTTGACGGATTGTAAGGATTGAAAATTAATCCCTCTTCGCTTTTAATGATATCGTCATCGTTTAATATATTTTTATTTAGGGTTTCTTGTAAATCAGTCATTTTATCTCTATCTATAAGTTTAGGAAGAATTGTTTAAATGGTTTGTAAAAAATCATTTAGAAGGAATTCAATTTTTAGTAGGGGGACATACGTCCCCCCTACGACCCCCTCAATGTTAAGGGCGTTGTTTTTTGGCGCGCGAGTTTCTACAAAGAAAAGGACAATGATATTACGCCTCGCAAAATATCATTGTAAAAATGGTTGTAGAGCCCGCGCCGAGTTAGGCAATACTATTCAACCCCGGAGGGCAGCCGGAGGGGTCTTAGGGGAACCCGCCGGGTTCCCATATAAATAAAAAAGTTATTTTTCGATTAGATAAACATACAAATCAGGTGTTAGAAAAATATAATTCTATGGAAGATGCTGCATTATGGGCGGTGAATTTAGAATTAACCAAAAATATACATAATGGAAGAAATGCGATTAGTAATGCAATCAATGGATTGTCCATTATTTCTTACGGCCATAAATGGCTATTAGAAAAAGATATAACTTTAGAGAATGAAATATGGAAACAAGTACCAAATACAATAAAAACGTATTTTGTATCCACTTTAGGAAGATTTAAAAATGCAAGTGGAACAATTTTAAAACAAATGAAACCTTGTAATAATGGTTATTTAAGAGTAACCATTGACAATAAAACATATAAATTACATAGAATTGTAGCGATTACATTTTTATCCAATCCGGAAAAGAAAGACCAAGTAAATCATATCGATGGTAACAAATTAAATAATACTTTAGATAATTTAGAATGGGCAACGAATGAAGAAAATCAGATACATAAATTTAAATGTGGTTTAGGAAATAGTTTTACCAGAAAAATTATCCAATATGATTTAGAAAGAAATGAAATTAAACAGTTTGATTCGATTATAAAGGCTTCTATCGAACTTGGCATTGGGAAAAGTAATATTCGAGGCGTTCTAACCAATTATAGAAAAACGGCGGGTGGATTTATTTTTAAATATAATGAAAAATAAAATGTTTCTCTAGTATATAAAAATGGTATATTATTCTGGTAGTAAATCCGCTCGTAATGCAGCATCAATTGTCAATCGTACCAATGTTTGTGGTGGTCCAAAGAAAGCAGGTATTGCTTCTCGTCAAGGGTTCTTTATGCAATCCAATCCAGGATTAAGACGTGCTCCTCAAAGTCTTCCTCGAGTTTGTGTTCCTAACTTTACAATTCAAACTCAGTCATACGGTTACCACGCTACTCATGGTGGTAATATGGGTTAAATTAAGGGAACCTAGGTATTCAGCGAAGCTTACGCCTTATGATCCCTCCTCTTCCTAATTTTTTAATTGATTATTTTTAATGTTCTATTTAATAATCATTATTAAAATGATTTAATAACAAATATTTTAAATCATTTATAGATCCTTCATAAATTTGAACAATGATCACCATCCAAATTGATTACCGCGAAACCGATTTATTAAAGAATATTCAGCATTTGATTGATAGTGTCGAACAATTCAAAAAATTGACAATTGAAACAAAGAATTTATCTTTAGGAGATATTTCTTTGATCGAAAAGAGAGAAAACGAAACAGAACTCACTCATTTACTGATTGAGAGAAAATCAATCAGTGATTTAGTGTCAAGTATTAAAGATGGAAGATACAATGAACAGTCCTATCGTTTAAACGAATTAGCCATACATAATCATAATATTTTGTATTTGATTGAAGGAGACGTGAATAAACGCAATTTTTTCAAAGAAAACAAAGAAGAAAAGCGAATGATTTTATCGGCGCTTTTCTCTCTTAATTATTACAAGGGGTTTTCGGTGATTCGAACTCTTTCGATGGAAGAAACGGCGCTTTTTATTTGTAATACCGCAGATAAAATGATCAAATCGATTGGATTAGGATTGAAACCTTTTTATCCAATTGAAAAGGAAAAAGAAAAGGAAAAAGAAAATAAAAATACAGATTCAATAGAGGAAAAAGAAGATTCAAAAGAAAAAGAAAACGAATCCAAAGATAAGGATTACGTAAATGCAATGAAAAAAACCAAAAAGGAACACATCACACGAGAGAACATTGGCGAGATATTTCTCTCTCAAATACCAAGTATTAGTTCGGTAACAGCGTGCGCTATTATGAAAAAGGGGAAAAACATTTCGAATTTAATTCAATCAATTGAAAAAGACAAAGATTTTTTGAAAGATATCAGTTATTCAGATTATAAAGGAAAATCCAGAAAAATCAGTAGTAAAAGTATTCAAAATATTTATTCTTTTTTATGTGATGAAACGAAATAGTAGATAAAATATGAATACAAAAAAATCTATATCTAAAAATATTTACATAATATAAAATGCAAAATAAAAGCAAACAAAATAAAAAGAATAGAAATTATAGAAATTATAGAAATAAAAAAAATAAAACTCGAAAAATAAATTGTGGCATTCCATCAAAATATAATAGTATATTCGCAACCATTGATGTTGATGCGATTAAAAATAACCTTGATTATTTAAAAAAAAAATCGAATACAGAAATTATGCCTGTATTAAAAGCAAATGCGTACGGACACGGAATCATACCTATGTCTAAAATTTGTCGAAAGTTAGGTGTGAAATATATTGGTGTAGCTACTCTTGGAGAAGCTATTTATATAAGAAACAGTGGAGATAAAGGACGTATTTTAGGCTGGTTGTATGACGTATATAGTGAACAAGTAAAAGAAGCCGTTTCAAAAAATATAGATATCGGCCTTTTTGATGAGAATCATATTCCTATTATTTCCAAGTCTTTACCTAAAAATGCAAAGGCAAATATTCATTTATTTGTAGATACCGGAATTGACCGAAATGGTATTCCTTATGAAAAAGCAATGAATGCTGCAAAAGAAATTGTTACAGATCCAAAATTTAAATTAGTAGGATTAATGTCACATTTATGTTGTTCTGAATTTAAAAACAATCGTGCAACCATTAAACAACTTTATTTATTTAGAACATTAATAAAAAAATTAAAAGATATAAATATTACACCAGAATTAACACATATTGGAAATAGTAATGGGATATTAAATTATGATATGTCAGAATTTACTTTATCTAGATCTGGATCCGCTTTTTATGGTTTAGAAAAAGACTCCAATTTAACACCTGTAATGAATATTACAACCAAGATAATTCAATTGAAATATATATTCAAAGGTGATGCAGTAGGATATGACCGAACATATATTTCTCCTAAAAAAATGAGAATCGCAATTGTTCCTATTGGATATGCGGATTTTATACCTTTAACATCTTCGCAAAAAATGGAGATGATTGTTAATGGAACAAGAAGAAAAGTATTAGGATTAGATAGTATGGACCAAGTCGTCATTGAAGCAAAAGAAGATGATAAATTAGGTGATGAAGTAAAAGTAATAGGTAATCCTAAGAACGGATTTATTCCTGCTTATGAATTGGCAAATAAAGGAAAAACAACTACTTTTAATATTTTGACTCATATAAGTAATCGGGTATCTTATACACCTTTGGACGATTAAACAAGTGACTAGTTGCAAAGCGAAAGTTTTAAGATATATTCATTTTTACTTCACGATTTTTATAATATCCGGCATCCACTAATGCTTCGGTATAATCCTCACCTCCCCAATTATGGTCCATCGGATTTGGACTATATAACATATTTTGCGTTTTTTCATTCATTTGGTCTAGAGGAGTACGTGTACCTACATAAAAAGAGGACTCATCATAAGCCGGATAAGAATTTTTATTATAAGGTGGGTCATTTCTGGTTGCATCTACAAGAAGAGTAGGTCGTTCTTCCAAAAGCGGAGGAAGTGGTTTGCTATTCGCCTCTTGTTGTACTTGTGCCATTCCTAAAATATTTTGATTCGGATTTGGTTGAGTTGCTGCGTTGGTATAAGAAACAACTGAAGCAGGAGGTAGACCTCCTTGAGGGTCCGTAATACTAGGTCTTGCTTTAAAAACCGAATTTCCTTGAGCATCATACATTTTTTGTAAATATAAAACGGGACATACAATTCCTTGGCTTTTTTGCCAGTCTAAGAATTCGGTATATTCTTCTAAATCATTAAATTCAATGGGATTGACACCTGGAACATGAACCAAATCTGAATTGTAAAGTTGTATTTTAGACCCTTTTTGAATCAATAAATTCGGACATCTCGGTTTATTTTTAGAAGGTGTTGAATCAAACCCTTCTTGAGAACCACCTTTTGTTGCATAAAAATAAAATCCTGCTAAAAATACCAATATGAATAAATAGATTACTAAGTTCATTTCTCTCTTTATATTTCTTTATAAAAAAATAATGGTTATATTAATTGTTCCATTATTCATTTTTTATTCGATAAAAGATATCTTCTTTCCTTATATATAATTATACATCGCGTTATGGTATTTTTACATATTCATTCCTCCAATGATAAAAGTGAAATCAATCAACTAAACACTCATATTGAAAAAGGGAAACCTGCTTTTGTCCTTATTTTTATGGAAGGTTGTGGGCCTTGTAATATGACTCGTCCAGAGTGGGGAAAATTAAAGAATGTTTTGCCAAAGGATGAAAATGTATTGGTTGCAGACGTTGATCAAACCGTATTGGAGCAATTAACTTCGATTCAAGAAAAACCACTAGGATTTCCAACGATGCTTTATATTGAAGGAAACCAAGTAGAGAATTATGAGGGAGGGCGTACTATTACCGATTTTGTCAAATGGATTCAAGGAAAAAAGAAAACGGAACAAAAGGGTGGGAAACAAGGGGGTGGGAAACCTAGGAAATCTAGGAAACTTGGGAATTCTAGGAAAACCAAGAAAACGAAAAAACATAGAAAAAACAGGAAACTTGGGAAAAAAACCGGAGGTTTATCTGTTTCTTCTAATCAAGCAATCGATACGAAATTAAATCATTTTTACATATCCAATACTGAAATCATTCTTTTTTTAATCAACTTTTTAGAAAAATCAGAATTGAAAACGATTCTTTTAAAACATCATCACTTTATTGATACCATTGAAACACAACCGTTGGTTTTTAAAGAAAATCCAGAATTTCGTTCCTTCGTTAATGATACGGTTCAATGGTTTTTATTGGATTACAACAAAAACTTTTTGAATTCCGTATTAGAAATTGTAAAAAATACGCTTGAAAATCCAGTCTTTTTGAATAAATCCGTTGATTGGGATGAACGTTACAATGTATTGTTGGAAAATGTCTATCTTATGATTGAGCGATATAATAATAGTGAAAATATTGATATTTTTATGTTATTAGAAATTATCTTACGAGGATTACGTATGCCCAAAGTAAAAGAAATGATTATTAAAAGTATTACGGAACAAGAAGATAAAATCATCAATTTTAAAACCACCATTCTATGTTTATTAAACTGGTTAATTCGACAAGATTTAATACGTGATACAGAGATAAGAAATTTATTAAAGAAAATGATTGAACACCTTTCCTATAATGATATTAGTTCCATATGGATAACGTTAAAAAAATTATTAGGATTAATTAAAAGTTGTTCTGGTTCGATTGGTACCGATATTTCCTCCATCGCTGCCAAAAAGGTTTATGACACAACTTCTAATGCTGCCAAAAATATTTATGGAAGTACCCTTGGAAAACTATTTTAGAGTGATGAATTTTCAAAAGTATAATTATAAAATAATAACCATCTATTTTATAATTCTTCGAATGAGTTTGTTTTTTAGAATAGGAATTTTTGTCCTGCTTATTTTTGCCATTGTTCTTTTTAATCGAGTAACTTTTACACCCTTGGTTGAAGGTCATGGAGGCGGTGGGGGTGGAGGAGGTGGTCGAGGAGGAGGACATATGGGTATTAGTAGAGGCGGAGGAGGACATATGGGTATTAGTAGAGGAAGTTTTGGTCATGGTATTGGAAGAGGCATCGGATATGCTGGAGCGGGATACGGTTTGTATTATGGCGGATCAAATTATTATGGAGGAGATAACGATTATGGTTTTTATGATTATTATCCACCCGTTTACGGTGAATACTCATACGATGTCTATGGAAATCCGATCATTGTTCGTCCCGGTTATTACGTATAAAGTAACTGCGTTATTTTCTTTGTAAAAAAAATTATCTTTTAATTTAGTATAATATGGAATATTCATCGGTCACCGGAACAGTTGATAATTTAACAAATTTGTATTTTGATAATCTAAATAATAGTTATTCAGACGGTAATTATAATACAACAAAAATATATACCGCTACTATACAAGGTGATTCTTTTAGTTTTAATCAAAATAATGAATTGGGTTATTATGATAGTAGTCTTTATCATATATATCGTAAAATTACATATGATTCAGATGACTCACTAACATTTAATGTATATTTTTATCCAAAATATAGTAGTGATTCTATAAAAATAAATATTTTAATAGTAAATAGTAATTCAACTATAAAAAAACAATTTACTACAATTATTGACAAAAGTTCAAATAAAGAAAAAGCTACTTTTAAAGCAAGTAATAAAAATGCTGATGTAGAAGAATACAATCAAAATACAATGAAACAAACAGAAACAGATTCCGATGGAAATCCATTAATTTATATTTATAAGGATGATATTTCTTATGGAATTATTACTTATAAAACAGAAGGAGAGATAAATTATTATGGACAAAAAGGTGGTGGTTCGCAAACAGTTGTGAAAAAGACAGTTACTGGACAAAATGTATTTTATTCTGAGACGGATTCATACACAGAAACAAATATTAATAAATATACAACTTGTCAAAATTTATCGATAATTTTTAGTTTTGCAATCGCGAGTTATCTTTATGATAATTATTTAGCAGATCCTTTTTCTGACCTTATTTCTGATGAACAACAATTAGCAGATTATTTTGAATATGCTTGTGATTCTATGTATAGTAGTTAATAAATAATGAAAAATAAAAAAATATTTTTAAGTAGCAGTATTGATACCTCGAATCTTGTATTCTTTGATAATTCCATTCGCTTTCAATTGACTAAATGCCTTTTCTAAATATTCACGCATTTTATCTTGATATTTTTTCTCTCCTGTAAAAACATCGACATTGTTATAATGATTGGTACGATTGACGGAGAGAACACGGCGTTTCATTTTCCAAGTTGAAGGCATATTTTTGTAATCCCAGTCTTTATTTTTCTCTCCAAAACTATAAAAAACAAATAGTTTTCTATTTTCTTTTTCTTCTTTTTTATTACTTTTGCTTTTACTTTTATTTCTATTTAAACGGAGAGAAAATAAATGTCTTGGGCTTCTTTCTTTCATTCTCCTCCTTTTCCTTCTTGATTTGATGGGGGCCGTTTTTGTGTAAGAATCTTCATCTGTTTTTGTAGAAGATTCCGTTCTATAGGAACGTGTTGAGGAACGACTACTGTCGTGATGACGACGTTTTTTCGTTTTTTTACTAAATGCGTCGATTGCTAAATAAATTCCTCCTGCCGCAACCAAGGGTAATAAAATGGCGCTCATATATATATATATCCACTTTTTTTAAAAAATCCACTTTTAGCAAAAGTGGAGCAAAACCACCGTTAAAAAAACACGATGGAAAACTGGCAAAGATTTTTACTCCAGGATTTTTGCTCTACTTTTTTAAAAAGTATATATATATATGTCTTCATCAGTGGTTCAAATAATAGATGTATCACTGAATCCTACTGGTGTTTCTAGTGATGGAACAAATGTTTGGGTTACGAATAGTACTAGTAATACTGTATCAAAAATAGATATTTTAAGTGGTACGGTTGTTCAATCAATACCTGTAGGAACGAATCCTACTGGTATTTCAAGTGATGGAACAAATGTTTGGGTAGCAAATTATAATGTTAATACTGTATCAAAAATAAGTATTGCAAGTGGCACGGTTGTTCAAACAATAAATGTACAAACGAATCCTAGGGGTATTTCAAGTGATGGAACAAATGTTTGGGTAGCGAATGCTGGTAGTGGTAGTGTATCAAAAATAAATATTGGAACTGGTACGGTTGTTCAAACAATAAATGTACAAACAAATCCTAGGAGTATTTCAAGCGATGGAACATATGTTTGGGTTGCGAATGCTACTAGTAATAATGTATCAAAAATAAATATTGGAAGTGGTACGGTTGTTCAAACCATAACTGTAGGAACGAATCCTTCTGGTATTTCAAGCGATGGAACAAATGTTTGGGTAGCAAATGCAGGTAGTGCTAGTGTATCAAAAATAAATATTGGAACTGGAACGGTTGTTCAAACAATAACTGTAGGAACGAATCCTCAGAATATTTCAAGTGATGGAACAAATGTTTGGGTTTCGAATTTTACTAGTAATACTGTATCAAAAATAAGTATTGCAACTGGCACGGTTGTTCAAACCATAACTGTAGGAACCGGCCCTAGAGGTATTTCAAGTGATGGAACATATGTTTGGGTTGCAAATGGTACTAGTAATAATGTATCAAAAATATTAATATCACCATTACCTTGTTTCAAAGAAGGTACTAAAATTTTAACCGACCAAGGATACAAGGCCATTGAAGATTTACGTAAAGGCGATTTGGTAAAGACTTTGAAGCACGAGTATTTACCGGTTGTAATCCTAGGAAAAAGTGAAATGGTACACCATGTTTCCAAAGAAAGGATAAAAAATCAATTATATGAATGCACGAACGATAAATATCCAGAACTATTTGAACCTCTTATCATCACTGGTTGTCATTCCATTTTGGTAGACTGGTTAACCCAAGAACAAGGAGAGAAAACCATGGAAGATTTTGGCGATATTTATGAAACTGACGGAAAACCACGGTTATGTGCTTATTTAGATAACAGAGCATCGGTGTATGAAATACCAGGTACTTATACCATTTATCATTTGGCTTTGGAAAATGAGGATTATTATGGTAATTATGGTATTTACGCAAATGGACTTTTAGTAGAATCTTGTTCCAAGCGTTATTTATTAGAACATTCAAATATGGAACTACTATCCACTTTTTAGAAAAAAGTAGCGCAAATCCACTTTTAGGAAAAGTGGAGCAAAAAATCTGAAGTAAAAATTTCTCACCGTTTTCCATCATCTTTTTACAAGGGTGGTTTTGCTCCACTTTTCCTAAAAGTGGATTTGCCCACTTTTCCAAAAGTGGATAAAAAATTGAATTTTAGAAAGGAAATAAAGGAATCTCCAAATAAAATAGTAAAGAGATATCAAATTATTTATAAAATGGAAAAGACGTTTCGTATTTTCGATTTTAACATTTACAATGAAGCATCCAAAGAAGAGGATTCACCAACAAACAGTAGTGGCAGTGAAGATGAATTCATGGAAGAAAAACGCGTATACAAAGACAAAACCAAATTCTTTATTCAAATGTTTGCCATCAATGAAGAAGGGAAAACATGTTCCATTTTAGCCACCGACTTCAAACCTTTCTTTTATGTCAAAGTGGCAGAAAATTGGGACGTCGGTTTAAAAAACGCGTTTGTTGAATATCTCAAACAAAAAATGGGAAAATTCTATGACGAAACCATTCATTCTTGTATCATTGTCAAACGTAAACAATTATACGGATTCGATGCCGGAAAAAAATATAAATTTTTAAAAATCGAATTTCAAAATACCAATGCATTCAACAAGGCGAAAAATCTATGGTATACACCTTATAGTACCAATGGAGTAGAACGCAAATTATTGAAAAATGGATTACGATTCGGGAATACCGATGTTCTTTTGTATGAATCTCATATTCCCCCCTTGTTACGTGCCTTTCATGTAAAAGAAATTAGTCCTTCGGGTTGGATTGCTTTACCGAATAAGAAATGCGTAGAAATCAAAGGAAATGATAAAAAGACCATTTGTGATTATGAGTTTGTCGTTTCGTATAAAGAGATTGTTCCTTTGAATGATCTTGAGAAACCGGTTCCCTTCAAGAAATGTAGTTTTGATATTGAGGCAAGTAGTAGTCACGGGGATTTTCCAATTCCAATCAAAACCTATAAGAAGTTGGCCACCAACATCATTGATATCTTCCAAACCCAAAGTTTAGAGGAACAAGATACAAAGGAACAGGAACATATTCTAAGAAAAATACTATCGTATGCTTTTGGGTTTTCCAGTGAAAATGTCTCACATAAAGTGGATTTGGTTTATCCCATTGAACCTCCAACCAAAGAAGAATTTGAAAAGTCTCTTGAAAAATGGTTGAAAACGTCTATTAATAAAACACAGCAATTGGTTGCCGAGAATGGGATGTCATCCATTGAGAATTATTTTGAAAAAGTGATTAAATCCGCTCATCACGCGAATGACGAAGCAGATCTTGGAGACGACGATGAAGAGGGTGGTAACGAAGACAATGGACAATCATTTGTTCCTAGAAAAAGATTTCAACCAAAAACGAATCGAAATACGCAAACCAGTAGCCTTTACGATATTTTGGAAGATGACGAGTTAAAACGCGAAGAAAAAATCACGATTCTCAACAATACCTTGAATTCCCATTTTCCAAAGGTCGAAGGCGATAAAGTCACATTCATTGGTACCACGTTTATGCGTTACGGCGAACAAGAACCTTATTTAAATCATTGTATTGTCTTGAATACATGTTCCAAATTACCGATTGAAAATAGTGTCCTCGAATCTTATGCAACGGAGAAAGAAGTCTTATTAGCCTGGTGCGAATTAATGCGCCGTGAAAATCCAGATATTGTCATTGGATACAATATCTTTGGTTTCGATTATGAGTTTATGTTTCGACGTGCGGAAGAAAACCATTGTGTCGAGGAATTCTTGAAATTATCCAGAAACAATGACGAAATTTGCGGTACCAAAGAAAAAGGTTCCGGTGAAAATGGAGTCAAATATAAAATCGAAGAAACCAGTATTCAAATTGCAAGTGGCCAACACGATCTTCATTATATTAAGATGAACGGACGTCTGCAAATCGACCTTTACAACTTTTACAGACGCGAAGAGAACTTGACCTCTTACAAATTGGATTACGTATCCGGTTATTTCATCGGGGATTACGTGAAGAAGATTGAACCGGGGGAAAATTCCCTCAGGGACCCCCCTGAGATTTCTACCGTGTATAGCGGAAATTTAATGGGATTATTAGAAGGAAGTTATGTGCATTTTGAAGAAATCGGGCATTCCATTGATTATTATGATGGAGGTGCCAAATTTAAAGTGGTTTCAGTGGACAAATCGGGAGGCATTTTTCAAGTGGCTGGAACGATTACACCTGATTTTGGTAAGAAAGTGCGCTGGTGTTTGGCGAAGGATGATGTGACTCCCAAAGATATTTTTGAAATGACGAATGGAACGGCCGATGACCGTGCAGTCATTGCAAAATACTGTATTCAGGATTGTAACTTAGTCCATTACTTGATGAACAAAAGTGATATCTTGACGGGATTCATTGAAATGGCAAAGATATGTAGTGTACCCATGAGTTTCTTGGTATTACGCGGTCAAGGGATTAAATTGACGAGTTTTATTGCCAAAAAATGCCGTGAAAAAGATACACTGATTCCTACCATTGATAAAGGAAGCATGGACGATGGGTATGAAGGCGCCATTGTCTTAGACCCTAAATGTGATTTGTATTTGGATAATCCAGTTGCTTGTGTCGATTATGCTTCATTATATCCGTCTTCCATCATCAGTGAGAATTTATCACACGATAGTAAAGTATGGACCAAAGAATATGATTTGGCAGGAAATTTGATGTGCGAAACGGGTGAGAAAATGGTGGGGATCGATGAAAACGGGAATTCTGTCGATTGTTATTTATATGATAACTTGGATGGGTATGAGTATGTCACTGTGGAGTATGATACATATCAGTATGTACGTAAAAAACCAGGTGCTACTGCCGAGAAAGTCAAATGCGGCAAAAAGATTTGTCGTTTCGCGCAATTTCCAGAAGGAAAAGCGATTATGCCTTCCATTCTAGAAGAACTTTTAATGGCACGTAAAACCACACGAAAATTAATTCCGCAACAAACGGACGAATTTATGAAGAATGTCTTGGATAAACGCCAATTAGCGTATAAAGTAACTGCCAATTCTCTTTATGGACAGTGTGGTGCAAAAACAAGTAGTTTTTATGAAATGGATGTGGCAGCCTCCACTACAGCGATTGGTCGTATGCTTTTGACATATGCGAAAAAGATCATTGAAGAATGTTATGGGGATTCGGTTTGTGAAACCAAGAATTATGGACCAGTCTTGACAAAAGCAGAATATATCTATGGTGACACGGACTCGGTATTCTTCACATTTAATCTACAAACGCCTCAAGGTGAACCGATTCGTGGAAAAAAAGCCCTGGAAATCACCATTGAATTAGCCCAAGAAGCAGGACATTTAGCCTCTTCCTTTTTGAAGAAACCACACGACCTGGAATATGAAAAGACATTTATGCCATTCTGTCTTTTATCTAAGAAACGATATGTGGGAATGCTTTATGAAACCGATGTCAATAAGGGGAAACGTAAAGAGATGGGGATTGTCTTGAAACGGCGTGATAATGCCCCCATTGTGAAAGAAGTATATGGCGGGATCATTGATATTTTAATGAAAAAACAAAATATCCCTGAAGCGATTGATTTCCTGAATGGTTGTTTGAAACGATTGGCGGATGGAGAATATCCGATGGATAAATTGATTATTACGAAATCTCTACGGAGTGATTATAAGAATCCATTGGCCATTGCCCATAAAGTCCTGGCCGACCGGATTACTGCCAGAGACCCGGGAAACAAACCCGGTCCAGGTGACCGTATTCCGTACGTTTATATTAATCATCCCTTAGCCTTATCCAAAACAAAGAAAATTCTACAGGGGGATAAAATTGAGACGCCGTTATTCATAACGGAAAACAAACTGAAAATCGATTACTCGTTTTACATTACCAATCAAATTATGAAACCCATCCAGCAATTATTTGCTCTGGTTTTGGAGAAAATCTGGTTGTTACAAAAGAAAGCGGGAAAAGCGTCCAAGTTTAAAAGGGAGATTGAAGACGTTTCGAAAAAATATTCCAACGAAGATAAATATGACGATGAGGATCTTCATAAAAAAATAGAGAAGATGAGAAACAAAGAAATCAAAACCTTACTCTTTGATCCTTATTTACGCGAAACCAACAATGTAAAACAAGGAAATCAAAGTTTGATGAAATTCTTTGGTAAAAAGGAGTAATTAGGTTGTTTCTTCTTTATCTTCTTTATTATCATTTATTCAGTCATTATCATTTGTCCAATCATGATAATCCCCGATTCGTTGAACATCTTTTTTTTTATAAGGTGCGGCAATTACTTTATATTTGGCATTTCCCATTTGATTGTAAGATAAATATACGATGATGTCTCCCACCTCAATATCATGATTTTCATTTACTTCTTCAAAGACATTCATCGGCTCCCAGATAGTATGTGTTTTCATATTGATTTTTCTTTTTCTTTGATGATTGATTTATAAGTCAAGGAAAGTGTTTCAATTTTTCTTCCACTTTATCCACTTTTAAGAAAAGTGGATAAAGTGGATAAAGTGGCTTGAAAATTGAAATAATAAATAATAATAAGACTTTTAATATTATTCAAGACAATGACTACCAATTTCACAAAGGTTCACACAAAGTTAAACATTGACGTGATACAACATATTTTATCTTATAATGATGATATGCGAATTTTGAAAATAAAAATGAATCAACAAAATATAAAATATTTATTTGAAAGTAGTCGTGATATTTATCATTATTTATGTATGATGGAACATCATACTTCCTTTCCTCCAACGATCGAAGAACAAATCTATCTTGATATGATCAAACTTTTGAAGAATAAAAAATACAATATGGAAGAAATAAAGAATCATATCTTATCTGTTCCAAAATATAATGAGCATTTGTTAGATCCAGAATATTATTATCGATTTAACATAAGAAATGAAAATTGGTTCAACTATTTCATTGCTATTATTATCAATAACTATCATACGTATTATTTGAATGATAAATTTTATTTTACACCTTTGCACATTTAAAACGCCCATTATAAATATATTTTCTTGGAATTTTTACGAGTTTTATTCTTTGGAATATATTTTTCTTTCCTATTATAAGCACCTTCTAATATGTTCTTATAATATTCTTGCGGTATGATATCTATTGCCTTTACGATATTTTCCTTTAAATTATCATATTTCAAACCATTCAATTTATGTAATTTGGATTTCAACATACTAAAATAATTCTCAATCGCATTACTAAAATGTTGGTAAGGAACGCTATACAGCAATTTATTGTGTTTATTTATTAAATCTCGTATTGTATCGTTTTTATGTGCGGAAGCATTATCCAAAATAATTAATTTATTTTTGTATTTTTCTGTTATAAACTTTTGTAAAAATTCTACTAATCGTTCTGTATTTATTCCTCCTTTTTCATACAATTCCCACCCTTCCACACCATTTACCGAAATCGCAAAGATACCTGTATATTTCTTGAATACTTCTTGAGATTGTGTTTTGATTACACATCTTTTTCCTCTTTGACTATAGCAGTGATTACGCTTTTGTAAAGATTTGATACTTGTCTCATCAATACAAATAATGTCCTCTATTTTGTATTTTTGGACTTCATCATAAAAATCTCTTAACTTTTCATTAATGTTAATTTCTTTTCCCCAACGATGTGTAGGTTCGTGTCTTATTCTTGTAAGTTTCAGAGTAATATTATTATCATTTACAACCCTGTTCAAATGAAACCGACTTAACGATAAAGAGGGATATTTCTTTTTTAGTAAAAATAATAAATCTTCCATCGTAATGGTTTTATTTTTATGGATTTCATCTTTGATAATTCGGATATGTTCTCTTTTGATTTTATAGGCAATAGGAGTTCTGTTTTGTCTTTCTACATTTCCCTTGTTTTTGTATTGTTTCACCCAACGCATCAAACTACGACGAGAACACTGAAAAATTTTACAAATTTCTTCTTGTGTTTTATCTTCCACTAAATAATAATGAACCGCCGTTTCTTTATAATCACTACTCTTTTGGTTAGGCATATACAATTATAACATAAAAAACTTAAAAATAATTTATTATATAGTATAAAATATATAATGAATTCTAATGATGAAATAATGGAATTGAAACAAACATTAGAAAAAAGAGAAAAATATATTGTAGAATTAGAAGAAAATTTGAAAAAATATACCAATAACAACAGACATCTAAAATATTATGAAAATAACAAAGATGTTGTAAAAGAAAGAACCAAGAATTATGTAGATAAATTGAAAACCGAAAATCCTGAAAAATTAAAGGAATGGAGAAGGAATTATTATCTGAAAAGAAAGGAAAAGTTGAAAGAACAAAATAGTAATTAAAAATTAGTATATTCACCATTTTTACATAAATAAATATTTGCTATTTCATCTCCCTTTTTTAATTCTTCTATAGAACCACATAGTTCTTTTTCCCAGTCATATGTATCATTAAACACATCAATTTGAAGTATTCTTATTGTAGAAAATCCATTTTCATTTGCACATGTTTCTTTAAATTTATCACTTTTTGATTGTTCATGTGGTGTCTTCCAATTTGATATTTGTTGAAAATGTTGAGGTCCATCTAATTCTATAATAATTTTATATTCAGGAATACAAAAATCAAATGGTAAATATGTTATATTTTTACACCAATCTACTTTAAATTGAAATATAATCGATGGAAATAATTCCTTTAAAAATTTATATAATTTAGTTTCGGTTTTATTATTACAAAATGAACACCAATTCCCATTCTTTACACAATAAAGGATACTATCAAAATCTAAATCACATTTATCACAATTAAACCAAAATCTATTACTATCACCTTGAAATAAATGTCGTGGGTTTTCTATATTTTTTGAAGACCAATATTTTACTTTTTCATGTGAAGCAAATGATTTATTATAACAATCTATACATTCATCATTATAACACATTTTTTTATTTACACAATAAGGACACCAACCATCTTTTTCACTTGTTATATCTCTTAATGTTTTTTCAAAGTCATGATTACATTTATCGCAATCAAACCAATATTTTTCTCCGCTTCCTTTAACCATTTGTCGTGGTGAATTATCATTTTTATTTGACCAATATTTTGATTTTTCATGTGAAGCAAATGACCGATTGAAACAAGATACACAATCTACATTTTCGCATAATTTAAAACTATTACAATATGGACACCAACCATCTTTTGAAACATATTTTATTTGTTTTTCAAAATTATGACTACAAATATCACAATCAAACCATACTCTTTTATCACCATTTTTCAAAACAAATTCAGGTTTCAAAACATTCTTATTACTCCAATATTTTGCTTTTTTATGTGAAGCAAATGATTTATTGTAACAATCTATACATTCTTTAATACCACATAATTGTTTTTGAGGAATACAACAATAAGGACACCATCTTCCGTTAGATACATGAGATGGATTATTTATAAATTCGTGATTACATGTTTCACATTTGAATAAATATTTTTTAGCACTAACCTTAAATACTTGTCTTGGTGTTAAATCATTTTTATTACTCCAAAATGCTGATTTTTCATGAGAAGCAAATGATTTATCAAAACATATAATACACTTATTATCATTACATAAATTTGTATTAGAACAATAATTACACCACCCCCCACGTGTTACTACATTTAATTGCATTAAAAATTCATGATTACATTTATCACAATTGAAATAAAACTTTTTAGAACTTCCTTTTGTTATTTCATTAGGTTTTATCAAATTTCTATCACTCCAAAATATTGACTTTTCGTGAGAAGTAAATGATTTTTCAAAAGGTATGATATTCATGAGATAAATTCACTTATAACATTTAAATTATTTTTATATCAATTTTAATTAATAATTCTCGCGTAAAATACTTAAAGTTATAATCTTTATAAATTATATAAAATGAAAAAGAAAAAACTTAAGGAAAAATTCCAAGAGTTTAGGAATACTGAAAAGTCCGCTTACAAAACTTTCAAAATTCCTTTGAAAACCATTTTACATAATCGTGATACAACACAACCACTAATAAACCATTTGGTTTTTGAAATGAATAATTTAGTTATTCATACTTACCAATTTATTCGTTTGTATGTTTTAGACAAATATACCAAAAATCAACCTTTACCGACCATAGACGAAACATTCATTTTATATTGTATCAAAACATTAGGAACTCGTGATAATAGAGGAAAGAAAGGAAAAGATACTGAACTTTTGGAAACATTAGAACAATTCTATAAAACTGAATATCAACCTTTAGTAAATCACGAAAAAACAAATCTAAAAAATACTACTTTTTTATTACCGTATTTAGCGACCCAAATACATACTTCCTTGAATAACAATTTACAAGAGCATTTCATTCAACACTTTTTACGATTTATCAATAAAACAACAAATGAAATAACCGAAGATAAAGCATCTTTATTTCAATTTAAGAAACATTTATTTGATTTATCTGAAACCGATGTTATGTTTTTAAACTGGAAAGAAACGCATTTACCTCATATTATACCTGAAAATATCAAAAAGTCAATTCATTACGATGTAAAAGTAAGACCCTTTGAATATTTGAAAGGAATGTTATATATGAATTCGGTATTGGAAAAAATGGAAAGTAAATTATTTCAACCTTTACCATTAAGAAACAATATTATTCCAAAACATATCATTATTGATACAGCGAGTTTGATAAATTTATTTTCACCTGAAAAAGATAAAGAAGGTAACAAAACCAAAAAGAGCGAATTATTAAGTAACGTAAAGGAGAACCAAAATGAAGTATGGGGTAATTTTTTGGATATGAAAAATAGAATTTTCAAGAATAAACATTACCAGTTTCATAACCAAATCCAAACCGATGGAATATCCTGTTGCCTGTTATTCATAAGAAAAGATTTGAAAGATAAAAAATGGGGTTCAAGAGTTCCTGTTTTACAAGAACAAGATTTTCATACCATAGAAGACTTATCCAAAGAACAATTAGATACATTGAAAGAAAGAAATATTGTTGGTTGTGATCCAGGAAAACGAAGTTTGGTTTATATGATGGATAAAAACGGAAACAAACTACAATATACAGCACCACAAAGAAAACGAGAAAGTAAGGCAAAGACAAACCAAAGAATTTTATTAGAAGAACGAAAACGAAAGGGAATTATTGAAAAAGAAACCCAATTATCATTTCAAAATAGCAAATCAGTTGATTATGAAAAGTTCAAATTGTATCTTGTAGAAAAGGATAAATTAAACAAGGAAATATCTGAATTTTACAAGAGAGAAGTATGGCGTAAAATGAAATTTAGGCAATACTCTTATGGGAAGAAAAGTATAGATACATTCCTGAATAAAATTAAAGAAACTTTTGGTGAAAATATTCTGATTGGTTATGGAAATTGGAGCAGAAGCACACAAATGAAACATTTTATGCCTACAATGAATAAAGGATTAAGGAAACTTATTCATAAGAGATATGATACAATTACAATAAATGAATGTAATACAAGTAAAAAATGTTGCGATTGTAATAAAGATTTAGAGTATTACAAAGATAAGGAAGGAAAAAAGGTTTTTCGTCTGTTAAAGTGTTCTGATTGCGTGAGTTGCGAAAACAAAAAAATCGTATTCAGGACACGAGATGCTAATTCTTCTATAAACATAATGAAATTAACAAGTTGTTGGATAGAAAACCAAGAACGACCATTATGCTTCCAAATTTCGTCTTTCACTTCTTCAAGAATAAAAACAGAAGAAGAAAAAGTAAGACCATCGTAGGTGAAATTCCTACTATTGATTTTACACTTTTTTATTTTTTTAAGCGTCTACAATGGGCGTTTTAAATGTACAAAGGTGTAAAGGGTATTGGTATGATAATGCATGGATAAAAGATGATGACAAAGATTATTACGATGGATATCCTTATCAATATTCATGGTAAAAAATAAAATGAAACAAATTGTCTTTATTTGAAATGCCGATAAATATATAATATAAATATAAATATTTATAATATATATTATATATGGTAGATATGAAAATTGGTGTATTGATGTTTTATGATGATAATATAAAATTATATGGTGATATAAATTATATCATCAATCAAAAATATTGTGAAAAATATAATTTAGAATTAATTTTATCAAATAAAAAAAAATATAGTAATAGGCATTCTGCTTGGGAGAGACTACCATTCATACTTGAAAACATTTCAAATTTTGATTATTTAATTTGGATTGATGCTGATGCTTTTTTTTATAATGACGCAAATAATATTGTTGATATTATAAATAATAATCTAAATGTTAATTTTATTTTTAGTAATGATATTGGTAATCAAAATATAAATACTGGGTTTTTTATTGTAAAAAACAGTAAATATAGTATAGATTTTTTAACTATATGGGCATTTGATGAAAATTTATATAAAAGCAATCCAACCCCTGGTTGGTGGGACCAAGGTGTATTAATTGATATGTTTAATAAAAATATATTACAAATTAAAGAGAATTCAATCCAATATCAATATGGTGTTTTACAACATTTTTATGAAAATGATAAATTAAATGAAACATATATTTTTCATTTAGCAGGAAGAAGTAGTAATGTAAGATATGAAACATCTAAAAAATATTTTGATAAAATAATGAATATTTGACTTTGCAAAAAAGTGGGAGGAAAATTGAATAAATATTTATTAAATATATAAAATATATAAATATTTATTAAAATCAATGGATCATACGCCACTAAGTGTACAAATGTTGAATTTATTACTAGACAAATTAAATTTTCGAAAAGTCACTCGACATAAACATAAAAAAACATATCGAGTCAATCAAATTGTAAGTGTAAATAAAACAAAATGTAAATATGCGGGTTCGAACGGAAATAAATTGGAAATCAAAGAACATTTACAAGTCAAATTTACTTCTCCCGATGAAAACGGAATCATTTGTATGAGTTTACCCGTAGATAAATATTCATCCACTTTTTACACCTTTTGACTTTTAAATTGCCGATTTTATATATAATCATTCGGTGAAACCGAATGATAGAATATAACAAAGGTAATTTATTAGTCACAAAGTAACAGTTACCTTTAAACATTCAAAGACGCCGACCCTTGGGGTCGGCGTCTTTGAATGTCTAAAGGTGTAATGTTTCATCCCATCCGCCAAAATTTTCTAAAAAACCATCTAATGATAGTGGATACCACATCATAATTCTTTCTTTATTATTAATATCAATTGTACTAATACATTCCGTATATATTTTAAAAAATACATCTTTTTTATCATATAATATTGCATAAAATAAATAGGCTTCCCTCATTTGTTCATGACTCATTATTTCATCATATTTTTCTTCAAATAATGTATTACTAAGGTCATCTTCATTAAAATTATATATTCTTATTCCAAAAATAGTACCATTACTATAAATTCCCATTTTATAATATGATTATTACTATTATTATAAAAAATGAACGAAATTATTAGGTGTGACCAAGTAGGGTGGAAAGAAAACCCCCCTCCTTGCCTTCTACAAAAAATTCCCTTTTGGTTTTTTGCTCCACTTTTTTATTAGAGTGGCACAACTTCACCCACCATACGAGTGATAAAAAAATCATTCCTTGATTTTTGCTCCACTTTTTTCTAAAAAGTGGATTTAAAACCGAAAATTACCTGGTGGTATGGAAAAAAGGGTTTCAAAAAAAAAGACATTATTGGATGGGTCCAAAAGACGAGTAGGATTGTTCGAAAGATCCGTTCTGTATTGAATTTCAAATTCTGTAGAAAATAGATTGGTTAAACTATTCGCCGTATTTTGAAGTAAATTTTCTATTTCTCTCGTATATTCTTGTTCCAAATGTTCCAATGTATTTCTTATAGGTTCTTCTTCTTTTTCTTCTTCTTCTAGAATCGTAGTAAGGGAAGGCATATCGTCATTATCATCTTCTTTTTTTTCTTCTTCTTCTCTCGTATTATTCAAATTATTGGTACGAATATCATATCTACAAACTGGACAACGTACATTCGATTGAAACCACCGATTCAATGAATCTTCATTAAAAATATGACCACAATGAATAATTTGGGTAACATCATGATCGAGTTCAAAAGTTTCTAAAGAAATGGGACAAGATAAATTGAGAGGATTCTCAATTACCCCATAATTTATATTTCTGGTTGCGTTTGAAATCTGATATGGAGTAGGGCGAACTGCAATCGGATCTAAAAAAGATTGTAATATCTCTCGATAACGGTTCTGATTTTCATTTGTATTGGTAGAAGCCGTTGTATTATAATACTCTACATTTTCAATCGTGTATGGAATATTATTAATGTAAATACGATTTCGATCATTATCATATTGAATAATTGGTTCTTCTCGGGTTGATTGTCTCCCTCTTGGTCTTTCTCTTTCTCTTTCTCTTTCTCTTAACCCTTGGAAAATATTGGATAAAGTTCCACTTCGATTTTGTCTTTCGGTTTGTCTTGGATTCAAATTCGGTCGATTTATATTTCGTAAAGAATCGTTTATTTGAGTATTATTTTCTAAAATCATTTGAATGACGGTTTGCATATTATTTCGAACCATATCTAAATCTTCGTATAAAAGATCAATTTGATCATTCACATTATTATACATTGAAATATATAAATTCAAGAGTACTCGCAAATCATTGGATACAGTCATTGAAGGATTAATTATATTTAAAGGACGATTTTGAAAACGTCTTCTAGTACTAGTAGTAGTGCGATTTGTAAAAGGAATGTTATTTCTATTAAAACTCATAATAATATAATTATTATTATCTTTTATTATAAATTTATACTTATTATGTTTATTTACTTATTCTATCATAAATAAATATAAATAGATTCTTCTATTTATATGTAATGAAAGATAAAAATAAAACTGAATTTGATATAGAAAAATATAAAGACAAAGGCTTATCGGGACTAGCCAATTTAGGAAATACTTGTTTTATCAACTCCTGTGTTCAAATATTATCCCATACCTATGAATTTACTGATTTTTTGGAAAAGGGTACGTATAAAAAAACACTCCAGAATAAACCTGAATCCGTACTCCTTGTTGAATTCGATGACTTACGAAAAATGTTATGGTCAAATAATGTCATTATCTCTCCAGGCAAATTTATTAAAACCATACAAAAAGTGGCGGAATTAAAAGATCGGGATATCTTCACCGGTTATTCCCAAAACGATTCTCAAGAATTTTTATTATTTTTAATGGATTGTTTTCATACCGCCATTGCGAGAGAAGTCAATATTATCATCAGTGGAAAACCAGAGGATGAAACAGATCAAATTGCAGCCCTTTGTTTTCAAAGAATCAAAGAAATGTATACCAAAGAATATTCCGAAGTATGGAATCTTTTCTATGCAATTCACGTTTCCGAAATTATTTCTGACAAGGGCGTGGTTCTCAATCGAACCCCAGAACCCTTCTTTATGATTAATTTGCCGATCCCATCCGACAATAAATCCCCCAATTTATATCAATGTTTTGATTTATACGTAGAAGGAGAGAATTTAGAAGGAGAGAATGCGTGGTTCAATGAAAATTTAGGTATAAAACAAAATGTGAAAAAGAAAATTAGTTTTTGGAGTTTTCCTTCTATTTTGGTCATTGACTTGAAACGATTTAATAATCGCAATCAAAAGAATCAAGTATTGATTGATTTTCCATTGGAAAATCTAGATCTTACAAAATATGTCATTGGTTATAAAAAAGAAGAATATATTTATGATTTATACGGTATTTGTAATCATAGTGGAAGCGTTTTTGGCGGTCATTATACAAGTTATGTAAAAAATGCAAATGGTAAATGGTATCATTACAATGATACAAGTGTCAGTGAGGTGGCTTTAATGAATAGTTTAATTAGTACAAAAGCATATTGTTTATTTTATCGAAAAATATCTAGAACAAAATAATATTTACAAAGAAAAAGAAATAATATATATAAAGATTATAAGAAATATGTTTGAAAATAATGATTCTAATACGATGTCTTATTCATCATCATCTTCGAACCAAAATTCACTAATGAATGTTTTATTAATATTATTAATTGTTTTTGTAAGTATAAACCTACTTTATCATTATTTTGGGGTTGATATCATTGGTTCCATTAAAAACGGTATTTATAATCTTGTAAATATTCGACAAATTGATATCAACGTAGTAGACAAAGCAAAACAACCATTAAATGTAAATGTTTTACAAAATCATGAAAAGATGATTCCGGGACAAAATAATAGTTTAAGTCAAAAAAATAATATTGGTTTAACTCAATCCAATCGTGGTTACGAAAAAGAAAAAGAACAAGTTTTTAATATTCCAGGTAATCATTATAACTATTCAAATGCAAAAGCAGTTTGTAATGCTTATGGTGCACGTTTAGCAAAATATGACGAAGTTGAAAATACCTATAAAAACGGCGGTGAATGGTGTAATTATGGATGGTCCGAAGGGCAAATGGCTTTATTTCCAACCCAAGGAAAAACATATGACTTATTACAAAAGGTAAAAGGGCATGAGCATGACTGTGGTCGTCCAGGTATCAATGGAGGTTATATTGCAAATCCAGAAGTTAGATTTGGTGTGAATTGTTATGGAAACAAACCACGCATGACCAAGGAAGACGAAGAATATATGGATGCCGTTCATCCAATACCACAAACCCAAGAGGACGCCGCTTTTCAAAAAAATGTAGATTATTGGAAAACACAAGTAGATCAAATGGTAATTGCTCCATTTAATTATGATACTTGGTCAAAAATATAATTTGTTTTGTTTTGTTTACAAATATAAATATATAAATATATAAATATAAATATAAATAATATATTTATATGAATTCTTTAGGTTTTATTATATTAAGACACGTAAATAGCGAATTAACAAATAAATATTGGATTTATTGTTATGAATCGATTCGAAAATATTACCCAGAAAATTTAATACTTATTATTGATGATAACAGTAATTATGAATGCATAACAAATGAAAATTTATACAAAACAACCATTATAAACAGTGAATTCCCTGGAAGAGGTGAATTATTACCATATTATTATTATTTACATAATAAATTATTTGATACTGCTGTAATACTACACGATTCAGTATTTATAAACCAATATATAGACTTTATTAATCTTAATAAATACATGATGTTATGGGAATTTAATGAACATGGTAATGACAATATAGAAGATGAAATTAGAATGTTAGATTTATTTAATGATACAGATTTATTAAATTTTCATCAAAATAAATCATTATGGACGGGTTGTTTTGGTGGAATGTCAGTTATTAATTATGATTTTTTACAATCAATTAATAATAAATATGATTTAAGCAAATTATTAGATTGTGTATTAACTAGATATAATCGTTGTTCTTTTGAAAGAGTCATTGCTTGTTTATTACAAAAATATGAATTTAAAAAAAATGTATTATTGGGAGATATACATCATTACTGTCCTTGGGGAATTCCATTTCACGACATAGAAGAGTTTAGACATTTACCTATAATCAAAATATGGACTGGTAGGTAATTTTTTAACTCCATTTGACTCCTTAAATGTTCAAATAATTAAAGAAGGTAAAAAATAAAATTAAAAATAAGGACCAAAAAAAGAACGTTTGTAAATAATGCTACTAAAATAATGGATTTCACACAACAACGAATCATTAATAAAGATATGTTTCTATGATTAAATTCATAATCTTCAAATATGAATTTCAAAACATTTAAATAATAACAT